CAGTTCAAGAACTACCAGAGATATGGCCTGGAATCACGCCATACCCAATCATTCCGAATCCAGGGTTCCCCGATTGTATTGATGACAGTATACGTAAAGTACTTACGGTAGAAGACATTCATCTAACACGTAGACTGGCTATCAGCTACGTGTGGGGGATCTCTGGGTTACCAAAGGGATTTCCAACCATACATCATGGGGTGACCAGTCCATTAGCGACCTGTCCGAACCTGTTGAGATGCGATGGTTTGTCAAGTCGAGTCGGTATGGTTACCGACGCCGGGCTTGCAATATCCGTTTCACTGTATGCAATTCACTACATACCAGCAGCTAACCGAAGAAATCGTTGTGTAGTGTTCTGCGAGGGGCATGGGTGGACTAATGATGACGATGAGTCTCCATTTCCACTCAACAATGGTACTGGCATCTGGAGAACAGTAACATCCCTTATAGCCGATGGTTACGATGTGATCTCCTATTACATGCCTGGGTATTGGACAGACCCGGCTACTGGCATTGAAAATCAAGGTTCAATTGAGCCAGATTGGGTAGATCCTCCGATCCCTCGTAATACTGGTGCTGCTTCACATGACTGGTTATTTGATCATCATGTACCACAGAGGGCAACTGGTAGTACATGGAGGGCATTCTTGACGATGCCGATCTTGTGTCTCAACTATGCTGAGTCTCTAGGCTTTGATGACTTGAATGCTGTGGGTTTATCAGGTGGTGGTTGGACCACGACATTGATTGCAGCTCTTGATACTAGGATTCAGAAGAGTTATGCAGTGGCTGGATCTGTCCCACTATACGCGTGGCCCCATCCGGCTAATGGTGACTCAGAGCAGAGAGACTCTGCGTTCTTTTCTTATTGTGGGTATCTTGATCTCTACTTTATGGCGACCAGTGATGGTCGATACACAGAGCAGATCTGGAACCGCAATGAAGGGGTATTAGGCGGGCAGCCATTATTTGATACCATTCCTAGTAATTGGCCACGCAGTGGCGGTAAGACTTATGATGAATTTGTTGAGGATCTAGTTGGAGAACTTGGGCCAGCTGCTGCTAGTGTTACAGGTGGGTCATTTACCGTACGGATTGATCCGACAGCTCCTAACCACAACGTACCTTGGTCTACTATCAGTCATATAGTTAGTAGCCTGAAGGGGGAGCCAAAGACCTTCAAAGCTTTGGTGGCCTGCCTTGGATCAGAAACAGTAACACCTTTGACATGGTCCGCTGGGGCCTGGGTCGCAGGGTCCTCGATCAACGTAGGTGCCGGTCCTCGAGGTGTAGCTATTAGCTACGATGGTGGCAGAGCCCTTGTATCAAACTACGCCGCAAGTCCAGGAAGCATAACTCCCTTGGATTGGGTAAGTGGGGCATGGTCGGCAGGTGCCACGATAACGGTCAATAATGGCCCTTGGGGCTTAGCAATGCCTCCGAACGGACTACTTGCCCTTGTCCCAAATTATGCAACGAACACTGTAACCCCAATGGCTTGGGCGAACGGGACGTGGACTGCAGGGACTCCAGTTGCTGTTGGAACTGGTCCTACAATCGTGTCCGCGGTGGCAACTGATCTCACTGGATGGACACGAGCACTTGTAGCTAGTACTGGTACAGGTGTGAATGCTGTCACACCTGTGTCATACAATAATGGGGTGTGGTCAGCTGGAACCGCAGTACCAGTTGGTACACAACCGTGGGGTGTTGCAATTAGCTCAGATGCCAAACGTGCCTTAGTTGGCAATTATGGATCTAATAGTGTCACCCCTCTATCGTGGAACGGAACTGTGTGGGTCGCAGGGGGTGCAATAGCGGTTGGTACCAATCCGCGTGGCATTACTATGACCCCAGATGGTCTTCATGCACTGGTAGCAAACTATGGATCAGAAACAGTAACACCTTTGACATGGTCTAATGGGACCTGGACTGCTGGTACCCCCATTCCTGTAGGCACTAACCCAATTGCAGTTGCAATCAGTTCTGATGGCCTTCTGGCATTGGTTGCTAACTACTCTGCTGGAACTGGTAATACGGTAACCCCTCTAACATGGGCTAACGGTGTATGGTCTGCGGGTTCCCCTGTAACAGTTGGTACAGGTCCATTTAGTGTATCGATTGCGCAGGTTACCGGATAGTCATCTGCTGACAGGGAACACAAATCTCAACCCCAAAGTACCTTCCGAGCCGCAACCCCGATATCAACACCTTTGGGGACAGTCAGGGGTAGGTTCCCGGAGGGGTTGAAATGAGACCCATTCGAGACTGTCCCTTCGACGTGCCCACACTCGAGACAGACCCGAAGCGTAGCCTCCCCGATGATCTCCTGAGAGCCATCAGCCTTGACTAGCATGACATGGGGAACGCTTCTCTGAGCATGCAAACACGTGTTCATGACTACCTCACTCAAGATAAACCAAACAACTCAACAGCATAGCCAAGGTCACCTGAGAAATTAATCGGGATGAACTCATCCATCCGATAGATGGCAGCCCCGAGCCGATGATAACCATTCCGAACAGGCCAGGGAACATAACACCCAAGAGCCGGAACCCCCACATCGATATCGATTGGATCTCCCGATGGGTTCACCACAAGATAGGCAACCCTTCGAATGTGGTCCTTTCGCCTCCAACTGATCTTGGACAAGTCATACGGGTTGGCCTCGAAGTCACCCAATTGAATGCGATGAGATACTTCCGCCCGAGTAATCGGACGCTTAAACTCACTCCACACGTGGTACTCGAATGGACTCCACTCGAGTAAGGACCTCACCGGCAACTGAGTTAGTTCAGGTACGTCTTCCACTTGACCCTACTGGGGGTACCCAACTAAACCCCACCCTTCCGGGTGCTCTTCAACTTGAGCCTCGGCATCAGAAATCTGATATACCCCACCATCGACTGGGTGATCAATGACATAATCCTGAGCTCGGTTGTCACATCCCTCGCCGCAGAAGACAGCTTCAACCGTGATCTGTTGGCCCTTGAGCAGTATGACAACTGAGGATTCGTAAGTGGTGGACATGATTATTACTTCGTAGGGGTTATCGCTCTGACGTAGTTCTCTTGGAGGCTCGTACGGAGATGGCAGACAACCAACCGCCCATCATAGAGCTCACCCATCTTATTGAGAAGTTAAGCTGGGAACTCGGGGTCACCCCCACTGAGTGTGTTCTCAAGGAGAGCACAAGCGGCTTCAATGACAGCTACATGTGCCCTGGCTTCGGAGATGAGGATACTCAGAGCCTCTTTTGAATCTTGCTTTTTCTTTAGCATGACCCACTATTACGCGCAAGATACCAGGATCTCAACCAATTACTGGTAATTAGGCACTTAACTAACCTAGGTTCGTTGGCCCCGGCAATCAAATTACCCAACCCCTCTCATATCGAGTCGGGCGTGGTCCGCTATAGGGGAGTTCAGGTTGGGGTTCTTGAACTGCTAGATAGGTGTCAACCAAGTCCAAAGCGAAGTTCTCCCATACATCCTGACTAGAGAAGTCGGTCTCAAATTCTGGGGTTAGTCGAGAGAAATGGATGGTATTAGTTATAGGGTCACAGTCCCAGCGCGGTCCTTCATAATAAGCAAAACCAGAACCGTCTGGTATCGGATGTGGGGTAAAGACTCTGATATGTGCCTCGAACCACACAGCCTCACTGAGGGGAGCTGCTAGCACATGGATAAAAACCTTGTAGTGATTACGAGTCTGTATAAAGTGGTCAAAGTCTGGTGGGCTACGATGATCACCAGTAACGTCAATGACTCGACAGATAGGCTCAGAAAGTCGTAGTACACTAGGCATACTTGAATCCAGGATCTCAACCAGTTACTTTACAGTCTCCACCTCAACGGGCACCGTTGTCTTTCCAAGATTCTTTCTCCACATAGCCTCACCTCGCGCATCTATGTAGTAGATGTAAGTACCGTTGTCATAGAACCGATAGACCTTAATCCCATCATGCTCTAATAACAAAGAGACCTGAACGTCCGGATTGTTCGTCGAAGTCGTACTAACTGGATCTTTTGAGCACGAAAGTAGAGCGATACTTAGTACCGCGAGCCAAATTCCTTTTGTCTTGAACATGAGCTGCATTACACCTAGACCACTTTTTCAACAAATTAAACCAGAATTGGTGTAACCATACCAACGTAATGCCCGAACCAATTCAAGAATTGAGATCCGCCAAGTCAAAGCTCCGAGCCTACGAACTCCTCGAAGCCAAGATCCTCCTTCTCCTGTCCAAGGGCGACCGGACCCACGAAGCTCTGTTTGCAGTCCTCTGCCCAACCCAAGAGGTTCAGTTTCTAGTGCGTTGTGACTCAAATGAATCAAGCCCAAAGCAAATCACCTACCGGACTTTAGGCTCACTAGTCAATAAGGGCCTCATCGAGCCTTCCAAGGGACAAACCCCAGCCATCGCCCTCATTGAGGAACTCCGTACCCTAATAGAGCCATGAAAGCAACTGATGTTTACGCATACAACTATGCCAAAGTAGGGGATAAGTTCCTGAGTTTTCAAGTTCGAGAAATCAAGGAACACGTTGTCGTAGAGGTTACACCCACTACAGTTCGCCTCGAGAACGGTGTGATCCTGTCCCGCATTACTGGCAAGATTGCTGGCTACAGCAATGGAGCTCTTCGATTCATGCCTAGCTACTTCCCAGCCACCAAACTCAATCTAGAACGAGCCGAACGCATGCGCCAAGGCAAGACCCGGTAGCCCCATGTCCAGAGGAAAAAACTACCGAAATCGCCCCCAAGAAGAGTGGATCTCCACCCATGTAAGCGTCGGACTGAATACCCAGGATACCCACCACCTCCGAGAAGCTTGCATCGCCACCGGTACCAATGGCGTGGAGGTGCTCCGAAGAGCTCTACGCTACTTCGTCGCCAATGGATGCCCACCCCAAGAGCCCCCTCAGTCCGACAAACCCGCGGTGTAATCAAACTGTGGCCGCTAAGTATGATAAATCTTACATGTACCTCATCAACGCTATCCGAAGCGTTCTCGGCCTTGGCCCCATCCCAGGGACCGTGGAAGATACACCCGACCTCAGCTGGGATGCTTGGCCCGCTGAGTGATCTACCATAAGATACCGAGTGCTTTTCTAGGTATCATTTGATATTGTGCTCAAATGCCAACCGAACAAGAAGTCAGACCAGCACCCGATGGTCTATACGGAGTCTTCTGCGAACCAAAGGGTCACAAGCACGACCCTACCTGGACCAATTTCAAACCCAACTCCTACGAGGCCGCCGTAGCCGAAGCTGACTTCATGAACCGCTCCAACCACGCGTGGCATTACTACGCAAAACCTATCAGGTAAGTCCAATGCTCGGCATAGAGAAAGCCTTCATTCAAGCCAACATCGAAACCGGACTTCCACTCGACGAGACCGCCTTCGCTGTCTGGAGCGGCTGCAGAGTATTGGACATCAAGCCGGTCCTGTATAAGTGGACCCGAGACATCGAAGGCGAGTTGACCAAGAACACCCTCGTCCACGGTGGTGTCCCCCATGTCCTGGCAGCCCTGAGACTACTCGAGGTCCCTATCCCTACCGTCTCAGACTACCCCACCCCCTTGTTCAAATTCCTGGGTCGACATGTCATAGCCACGACTATTGGGTACCTCCGGAACCGAACAACCTCCCTCCCTGTCTTCGTCAAGCCTAGAGGCGGAACCAAACTATTCAACGGTTTCATCTACACTGGAAGCATCGAAGACCAGATCCGTCTGAACACCTTCGAGAACGATACCCTCACCTGGGAATCCCAGGTCGTCAACTTCGTCTCCGAGTACCGTGTCCTCATCCACCAAGGACTCATCTTCGCATGTCGGCACTACAAGGGAGATTGCTCCGTCTTCCCCAACATGGATGTGGCCACCCAAGCTATCCAGCGCTTCAAGGACGCGCCTGTCGGGTACTCCCTCGACCTTGGTGTCACCGATGACGGTCGAACCCTCCTCGTCGAAGTCAACGACGCCTGGGCACTAGGAGCCTACGGAACCCCAAGCATCCCGTACACAGAGATGATCGTCAACCGCTGGAAAGAGATGGTCAGTTAGCCCTTAGCCAAACCACCCGGAGTCTCCGGGTCCCCGTGGCGCTCAATCCTAATCCCGTACTTGCACGTGGAAAGGATCTCTCCCCCGAGTACCCTCTGGACCACCTGAATGTACTCGAATGAGGTCAGGTCATGCTTCTTCCCTAGCTCTAGTAACGCTTGACGAAGATCAATCTCAGCTGCCCGAACCAGCTTCTCTCGTTCATGGAGCTTCATGTCTTCTCTACCTGGGCTTCAAGGTTTGATCTACTATGACCACCATTGAGCACAAAACTTAGACCACAAGCATCGTCACAGAACTGACCTACTTCAGCTAGAAGGGTGAGGCATGGGGTTTTACCACAGTAACTACAAGGAGCATCCTCACTATGCTCCCAACACTGGCCGGTAGTTGCACAAGCGTTCTCTGGGATACACATATTAACCCCCTTCAGGAGCTTTTCTCAAACTTGCACGGACAAGGACGAGACCCACCATTGACGCTGATGTCCACCCCTGAACCACCACAAACAAGACACCTCCCCTCACACGAACACGGATCAACCCTGAGTACAGTCCCCTCCAACTCAGAGGTCAGATCAGAACCACAGTTCGAACACTTCAGATCTAAAGTCAAAACTAGCATACTAGATCACCGGCTCCCTATTGTAGCGAGAAACTCTTTTCACTGGAGATGATATCTTCGGTACAAAGTCTGGACAAATCTCCCAGTCGTTCTCCCAGTCGTTCTCTATGAAGTCGTCCACATAAGGGTTCCACTTCTTGGTGATGTCATCCTTGCCCAACACTTCGAAGTGAACCGTCAAGGTTATGAATTGGTCCCCCTCCTTGTACGAGATGGAGGCCCCGCGCCTCCAAGCCCTCCGACGTACCCTCTTCCCAGAGAGCATCAGTACCTTGGCCTCCTCGAAGTTCATATCACTGGTTCCCTAGCGTATCGAGAAATCCGCTTCACCGGAGGCTTCATGACTAGTGGACTTTGATCAGGAAGGTCAAAACCAAGAACATGAAACCGGTACGCATCCACTACATCACAGGCGAGCGCTTCAGCGAAGTTCACCATGGATACAACCCCCAGTACCACCCCTACTCCACTAACAGTCCTAGTCAACGCTGAATATCTTGGTGTCGGTATCTGCCCTATCCAACAACGCCACATCGGAGTCATGGTCAGTACCGCAAGTGCACCCATTAACCGTCAAAGAACTACAAGAGGTGCTAGAGTTTACTACAATGGTCCCATCTTGGTTGACGTTCACCACTTGATTGGCTATCGCCGGACAATCTCCGGACTCAATCGAATATGTGCACAAATAGGAAGCCCCAGGCGTTGCACAGGGGTTGGCCGGCATATCTTTTACCCCAGAACCACCCCCACCCCCGGTACCAGAACAACCAAGAACCATAGCTAGAATAACTGAAAGTTGAATCTTCATAGCCAGAGAGTATACAATAAAGGACTAATATCCTCAAGTCCCAAGTTAGGATTGTCCTAGGGAGTAGTCACTCCCGCTCCAAGTACCTCCAACCCCAACGACCCCAAGGACGAGGATACTCCGGCCTACTCGTCCAGCTCGGATAGACCGCATAGCGCGCCCGGTCAGGTACGTCCTTCCCATCAACCGTCGTCATCACCTTGACCACCACAGCTCTCTCTTCCTGAGGAAGCTCAAAGCCCGGACCGTCTGACCACAACCAGTCAACCAAGGGCACGTACTTGTGCACCCTCCCGCCTGTCGTCTCCCACGATACCGGCGCCTCCGTTCGAGCATCCAATAAACGCCCGTCAGGAGCTAGGTGCGCATAAAGAATCGGTAGTTGATTCAATGGGTCAATCGGCATGCACCCTGGATACACCAAAGACCACCCGATAGTTGAATCCAATCCCAACAGAGCGTACCATCCAACCCCAATGACCCACCTCCCTCAGTGGCTAACCATCACCCTCCTCGTAGTGTCTGCCCTAGCCATACCCTCCGGTCTCTTCCTGGCTCACCTCAAAAACACCCGTGACTTCAAACGGTTAGGATTGTCAGGCAAGGACCTTCGAGCCCTGTACTGCTTCTACTTCCTCGGCAAAGGTCAACCGCCCAAGCCCATCACCACCCCTGCTCAGGAGTGAGCTTGTCTGCCCTCTCATACACGAACACCGTGTCCAATCGACCCTTGGGGTGCTGAGCCCGGGTCGCATCATTCCCAAGAGTGATGACCTTCCCCCGCTTCGCCCCAACATACTTGGACGATGCCTTGACCTCTATCTTTAGCTTCGACCCGACCACGCCAGCTGGCCTGGTCGGGTCCTTCCTCTCCGGAACTACCTCCACGACTACCCCAATGCCCAAGTACCCCGCAAAAGACGTCACCGAGTACGCCACCTTGTCCCCTACCCGTATCACTTGCCCCATCAGGTCCTTCATGGTCAGTGGTACACCACGTCGGTCTCCACACGGGGTCAAAACGAACCGATGGCCTAATCTGGGTCAGAAAGTAGTTGAGTTCCGAGTAGACTCGCGCGTAATACTTGGCAAGGGATCAACCGATGAAGTCACCTGGCAAAACCCACCTAGACCAACTCCTTAAGCTGGCTTCCAAAAACGCCATCAACTCAGAAGTCGTCACCTGGCTTCAACGAAAGATGGACGAGGAGATCGTCTTCCCGCCACGCCAAGTCACCCTGGAAGCCCTCGACAGACTCATCCAAATGACCTCGGATGAGGTCGGATACCACGGTGGAACCCATGCTGAGGAAGTCTGCGAGCTGATCTTCGGCCAAGGTGACGACTCGGGCATGCTCCTCGACATAGTCACCCTCGCTCGAATTGCTTTAGTCCACCTCCGAGGAACAAGCTTCCTGGTCCACGAAGTCTCGAAACAAGAGGAACCCCAGAAGAGCCTCGAAGAACTCAAAGAAGAGCTAGAGAAGGTCACCCAACAACTGCAATCCGCAGATTACTCCAAGAATACAACGAGCTTGGAAGTTCGCAGAGAAGAATTGGAGAACGAGATCTCTGGGAGAGAAGGGCTACAGACATGAAGACCATCCTAGTACCCATCAAGGTTCCGAACTGGCTGTACCGATTGGTCAAAGGCCTTCGCCGGTGCCCTTGCGGCCATGAGTGGCTACGCTACCAGTACCCGTCCTGCCCCATGTGCCGACTCAACACCATCAACCAACTGGTAGGTGAAGGCAACTGGGATGGCCTACGAGCCATCCCAAGTAAGGGTTGGAGATGGTGAAAAACAGGACTGTGGATACCAAAGTGCACATTTGGCAGTTGTAGCTAGGTGCCTTCCCAGGGGTCGTGTGGATAAGCCTTGACGTCCTGCAACCCATGAACCTTGCAGTACCGCTTGCCCTCGTCCTGAGCCCTTAGGTAAGCTTCCAGGGTCATACCTTGCCTGGTTGCAGCCTGCTTCAAGTACCGTAACTCAACCATCTAAGCCAATCACACTACCCTGGAATTACGGCCTTGTCAGAAAAATAACCGAGCCATAGAAAATTTAAGGTCCAGGACCCTACTTTTGGGTCCCCTTTCATAGGGGGTGGGGGTCTGTTCGTACTCTTTCCCTGTCAATCACCGCGCCGAAGGCGCCCTGAGGGAACCCCGGAAATACCCTCCAGCGGTATAACAATCGTACGTGATCTGAATACGCCACGTAACCCCTGTCCGGACGACCGAAAAAGATAATGAATCGAATTTACACTGTACACACAACCCACACCTAACAGGCGCTTCGCGCAGGTTAGGTGCACACTAATCACACAGTACACTGTGTTAACACTTACTAGTGCACTACCCACTCACACAATATACTGAAGATATGAGTGAGTGTGCACACAACTACCAGGCATAACGGGCGATGAGGTAGGTGAGCAGCACAAGAGTACGTGAGTATGAGCACTTATGGTGTACTGGGGGCATACTCATGACGTACCAAGAGCCGGGCGCGGAGCGCCATGCTTAGGTAGGTCAGTGGTACAGATAGACCAAGGGCGTCACAACCCACTAGGGTCATGACGCCCAACTTCATTGTAGGCAGAGTACGCTTACCAGGTCTTGACGCGTACGACCCAGCTCTTGGAGTCGAGCCAAGCGCGGAGAGCTTCCCAGGAGCCGGGGGCGTTTGGGAGATCGTCGAACATCATCTGGTAGACGTCGTCGAAGGTAAAGTCTCTGGGCGTGACTCGTCCCCTCCCATCCGTGTCGTGTATCTTGAGAGGGGGTTGGGGGCTCGACAAGTCGAGGATACCATCGGGGGTCCGCTTCTCCAGGATGACTCTCTGTCTACCGATGAAGGGCTGAGCGTTGTTCTCGGTCGTAGGGTTCAGGGTCATGATCGCTTCACTTGAAAGACGTGCTCGGGGTTATAGTGGGCGTAGTCTACCGTGGCGATCTCTACGTCACGCTCCGTGGCTGTAACGCGTGTCACCGTCTCCCACCCATGGTAGTTCATGATACTTACCTCTATCTGGTCCCCCACCTGGATGTCCTTGGCTTTGACTCTTATGATGTTCGATTCCATGACTCGTATTACGCGCGAGTAGGTCCGGATCTCAACAGGCATTAAAAGGAGAGACCTCCGAAGGCGTCATTGTGAGGTAACGCAAGAGGGAGCGTACATCAAGCCAGGACGAAGGTCAACAGGCATTAAAGGGAACGGCCCTCTTCAGCGCCAACTGAAGAGGGCTGCTCAACCCATCCACGAAAGGACACAATCAGAACGAACCAGTACGAGGTAGAGAGTACACCATCTTGGGGCGTGGATCAAGGATTTTGGTGTACTCTGGCTCGTGGTCCCCAAGAAACTATGTCCTGGATGCGGCACTGAGAAGCCGGCCAACATCAAGTACTTCATCCGTAGCCCGAGGTACGAAGACAACCTGAAGCCCCTGTGCATTGAATGCACCAAGGAGGAGAGGAACGAGAAACAGCGCCCTCGTATCAGGGAGTACCATGCTACCAAGGGTAAGGAGCGCATCCGGGAGAACCCAAAGCCGTACTTCTATCGAGGGGCCAAAGGGAGTGCTAAGAAGAGAGGCATCCCGTTCAGTATCACTCTGGATGATATGCCAGAGATACCAACCCACTGCCCTGTATTTGGGTTCCCACTAGAGATGACTCTCAAGGGGAACTCTCCACGTGCGCCTTCCCTGGATCGCATTGATACGACCAAGGGCTACGAGCCTGGCAACATCGAGTTCATCAGCTGGAGAGCCAACTACTTGAAGCGGAACGGTACTCTTGAGGAGTTCGAGCTACTCGTAGCTCACATGCGCAAGTCCGCTAAGTGAAGTAATACATGTAGTTATAGAGGCTGCTCATAACGGTACCGGCGTGAAAGTATATAAAAACTACATGTGGTTATTGTATTCGTTGGTGCCGGTACCGCTTTGAACGTGTTGTATAACTACATGTGCGCAAAGTACACGGATATAACGGTACTAATATCAAGTTGATACTTGCACACATGAGCGGCTACTCAAACCCCTCAGAGTATTGTAACTGCTACTCGTGCCATAAAACGTGCCAGTATGAGAACCTCGAACTGAAGGGTCATGTGGGCCTATTGACGACCCTAACTGAGATACCTCGGTGGCGAGTGCAAATCTTTCAGTGTTACGTTCTTGCAACAACATGGCTAGCCATGTATCGTCACGGGTGTTCAGTTCACCAAGTATTGCGGGCAGTTCAAGTTGATTGACAACTGGACTAAGTACTGGTAATTGTTGGTAACCTCTATTCCCCATACCCCTCCACTAATGAATAACCGTTCAGTACGTCGCAACGCAGTACTCAATCTGAGCAACACCCCAGAGAGCTTCGTGATCCTGCAGGAGCTATTCAACGATTCCAAGGGCAAAAGTGAGGGCAGGATCAAGTGTACCATCACGAAACACAGGGTAGCCAAGACTGCGATACTACTTGGGATTGAAGTCCTTCTGAAGCGGTCTCCGAGTATCGCTCTGAAGCTCATCAATACTTGGGCACCCGTCCGGAAGCCAGGGCGTAGAGGGCAAGACCAGGTGAAGTATACCAAGATGGAGTTGGTGCTCGAGTGCTCATCGACCCAGGGCTTGCTTGAGAGGGTGGATCAAGTGTGGAGACTCACCTCGGGAGCTGTCTCTCACCGGCGGGTAATGACTGCTTGCTTGACAATCGGGCTGGATTCGTTGAATAAGGTTGACCCAAAGAAGGTGCGCCAGCTAATCTCCAAGGTGTGCCCAGTGCCCAAGAAGTACTTTGACGGGGAGTTACAGGATTGGCTTTAGACTCAAACTCGACTCCAGAGCACAGTAAGTCGGTAAAACTGATATTGATCTTCTCTATGGGAGCAATGGTATTCTTTGGGTTCGGGATACTCGGGCCCCGAACATCTGTCTCTGCTACTGGATGAGGAGCGCCTTCCGCGTACCGTGCGAGGACGTTCCCCCTGCCTTACTGAAAGAGTGACCGTGCCTGTTGACCTGGAGGAGTTCTGGAATCAAGTGCACCCGAGCCGGCTTATACATCGGTCGGATACGCCTACTGAAGAGGTTGATGACTTCATTGCCCCAGAGCTACTCATCAAACTCATTAGTCGATTGAAGGTAATACCAGACCAACAACAAGAGACCTTCAATAATGATGAGAAGGGCCGAACGAAGGCCAAGATCTGTGTAGTACTCTCTCAGTTGATCCTGGGAGCTAAAGAGGGTGCTGACGTTGAAGATCAGGCCTATGACCTAATGCACCTACCTACAGACTACCTGCTAAGCACTGGTGAACGGATAATCCGCCTGAAAGGCAAGAGATGAAGTACCTCAAGCGACTGAAGAACGAGCTCCTGGACCTGACTGAGAAGCTGGCTGTGAAGGGCCCGCTGCCGGAGTATGTGAGCATCAAGAAACGCATTCGGAGGAACTCCATTCGAGTTGTGGTTGAGATGATCAAGATGGCACGGGCTCTTGATCAGGCCATAGACTACTATACCGATGAGAACGCTGGAGCCTGGGAACACTACCTGCGTGAGTTGGAAGATTGGCTGAAGCTAGCCCCCTCAATGCCCCCAAAGCTGGTTGCGAAAAAGAACGAAGTAGTGGCAGTATCGGTGTAATCGCCCTCATGCATCTCAATACCTACAATCGACTCAAGGCCCTGAAGTACGAGAACCGTGGAACCCTTAGGATGGACCGTAGGCTTCAAGCGGCGGAGCGCCGACGGGAGTTCGCGCACCACGCGCGCCTCTTTACTCGAAAAGGCCTCCTAGACATGCCCCGGTTCAGCCCGAAGTACTACGAGACTATGACCGCACTTCGATTGAGTCGGTTCGGGATTCTTCCTGGTTGAGAACCAGTACCCCTCGTGCGTAATACTGACCATGAACAAGACCTTCCCAGTAGGAGCCCGAGTGTATGTCGATGGTCGTGATGAGGCCATCATCGCTCAGGTGTTCCCGGAAGGCTCAACGTCCCTCATGGCTCCCCACTACTGCGTTCGATTCAAGGGTGGGGATGGTGGGCAGGTCAAGGTCAGTATGACGCGCGTGGGAGTCGTCAGGAAGGGCTCGAAGTAGTGGCAAACGAGATCTGTATGGCTTGGATCACTAAGTATGCTCTCACCAAGGGCATCTACAGGGACGAAATCAAGCTGCTTGGTGATGGGGATGCCATCGCAGTGAGGAACAAGACCTACTTGGCTAAGCCTGACTGGTGGAGTACCAGAGAAGAGGCTGTCATGCGGGCCGAGGCTCTGGTGAAGCACAAGATTGACTCCCTGAGGAAGCAGATCAAAGCCCTTGAGGAGATGAGCTTCGTCCTATGACCTGGAGACTCGTTGATACTGAGCGATGGGCTGAGTCCCATCCGGATACGTTCGATATACCATCCGCTGAAGGTCGTATGAGCCTACACGTGGGGGACGTGGCAAAGGTCATCTTCGAGTCCTTGACTCCCGGGTCTTCTCCCGAGCGTATGTGGGTCATGGTCACTGAGATTCACGAGCCCGGGAAGTATACTGGGAAGGTCGACAGTCACTCCTTCAACCAAGAGCTACCGCGCCTTGGAGACCCAGTTCAGTTCGAGTCCAAGAACGTCATGCAACTAATCAGATTCCAATGAACGACTGTACCTGTCAATTGGCCCCCGGTCTTTATCGTGTAGCTTCCGATGGCTCAACCCATCTTGTGGCCAAGGTCGTCAGCAACGAGCTGAGCCGTACCAGTATCCTTGGTCTAACCGCTTTGATCTGTGTCTCCCTCTTCATGACCTACAAGGCGATCCAAAGCATACGACGAGCTAAGAAGCTACCATGACCGTTGAACAGTTCGAACTGTTTGGGCCCCCTACTAGCCCACCTCAAGCCAGGGTCTATCACAGCTCTACTGGTGATCCGACCTGGGTCGTCTACGTCACCTTGGTCATACTCACCGGCGACCAAGCTGAAGTGGGAACGCCCTTGGCCTGTTCTTTCCCCCTGAGCCCCATCGAGATTCAAGCTGTGATCCAACTCCTCTCAGGTAAGGTCCCGAGTACGCTTGAAGCCCCAGTGGGCATCGTAGACAAGGTCGAGGGTGACTGCCCGAGACGTTGGAAGACGTACATTATCAACTGGGTATGATCACAAGAGCACTCTTCATCGGGCTCCTGTCCATCAGCGTATGCGCCATCCTCGGGTTCACCAGGGAAGCAGCTGTCTTCCCCGTGGTGCTATCCATGGTCTTCTCGGTCGTACTCCGGTAGCGCGCTGCCCCAAATAGGAGTCGAGCCAGCCTCCCGACGATGAAAAGGGAGGCTGGCTCGATCAGGGCTAAACGCAGAGAAATGGGGTCACCGAACTACCCTGACCAACCCAAGGTACACGGTAGCGCGCTACCGGTCAAGTCTCATCTCATACCCTGCATTGGGAGCCGGGATGGTATCGAGAGTCTTGTCAATCTCGACCAAGGCATCCTCCTGGCCAACGCCCAGGACTGGACCCCACTGAGAGAGTGACTTGAGAAGGGTGAAAGCATCCCCCTTGGAGTACTCGCGCGCCTGCGACCGTGGCCCCCAGTACCAATGAGGACCCTCATGGCAGAGGTAGACGCCACCGACTTCTCGATGCTTGATGACGAAGCTCATGACTTCTCTCCCGGGTGTTCGAACTTGTACCCATCAGTCCAAGTAATCGAGCTCCTTTGAACGTACTCACCCTTGACCACGACGGGAACCAAGTCTCGGGTGACAACCTTGTGTTGAGCCTCGGTCACGGAAGCTTTCACCACCTCGGCCCCATGAAGATAGTCAGTGGGCTGAGTTAGGTCGGTCCCAAGCCCCAGCGCGCTAGGGCTTATCTCAGTGCTTGGAGCCCTAAGACACGTCACCGGGCAGTACTCCCCGTACTCATCCTTTGACCAAGATCCAACCCAAGCATTGTAGGCTGCCTCGAAGGCCGAGACACTCCCTACAGGCTCCGCCCATTGGCGCCAACCACCCTCCTGACGGTTCATCAGGTAGACAGCCCCAGCACCATCTCGTCGAAGTACAGTGTCACAGAATAGGTTACGCTTTGCCATCACTTGGGTTCCTTAGGTTTGATAGTCGGACTGGTGGCGGGCGTCGGTCAGGACGACAGTGAGGACAGATGACGAAGAAGATGTTCATAACCTCCTTCTCTGACTTACCCTTCAGAACCCAATGTCCTGTCTTAGGGCGGAAGGTGATAGTTACCACCTCCCCCACTGGCTCCCCATTGGAGTCTTCCAGTTGTACCTGTCGCTCAAACCGACCTACGTGTCTCACATCAACATAGTTAACTAGGACTTGTGGCATACATCCACCTTTGAGTTCACCAAATCGATTCGGTCTTGAATCACACTCCTGATAAACGCTGGGCACCCATAGCTCTCAGCTGAACATAGCTTGTCCCGATTGTCACTCCGAAGGTCGAGAGCATCCAGTAGTACTCGAGCCTGACCCCATTGCTGACTCAACAGTGCCCGATGGGTCACCGCAAACAGGTCAGCGGTACTGAGAGTGCACGTCATGCCTCCTATTACGCACCACTCATCCTGATCTCAACAAGAATCCTGAGTATATGATGTAGGCATAGTATCCGTTCATATTTCTATGGGCACCAACGCTCACTATAACTACATGTGGTTTGGACAAGACTTCAGAGCGGTATCGTCACGAACCGATACTCTGCCTACATCTACAACCCCAACCCGGCGCTCCGCGCCCAGTTCAGGTGTGACTATCCTACCCCGACTCTTTACACAGTGAATCACAAGGCGCCAGAGGTGCAGTGTTACTTCCTTGTGTGATTCACTGTGAATGTGAATGGCAGTGACTCAACACACAGTGAAAGACGTGAATTGTAGTGGGTAGGATCAGAGGTAGGTGTGAATACCGTGACATATCACTTGCGCGAAGCGCCGTGAATTGTGTGGTATTATAGTGTGTGTAGTTATTTTAGAATTTTGGGCCGCGTCGGTTTGGTATTTGCGGGTCATTGTCCGGGGGGTCGGCTGTGGCCTCATAGGCTCTAGTAAGAATCCGAACAGCGGGCTGTGGCCTGAGAGGCTCTGCCGGCTTCCTGGCTGTGGCCTCATAGGTTCTTTTATTTGAAAGCACGTCAAGTATTGGTGTATTGCTTGAAGTGGCAGAGGTATCGAGGATATTGCGCATCCGATTGAAGATAGAGCTATATGATGCGCTAGCCAGTCAAGCTATCGCTGAGGGGCATGCGAGCTTAGCGGACTGGGCACGATGCTTGATGGTACAGGCGAGGAAACCGATGACGAGTACTTTACCCAATCAAGGGCTACCTGTTGAGGAAGACCTTGAGGTCCCTCTTACCTCTTCTGAGTCACCAGAGCCTGTCTCCGAGGCAGTAGATCGGGTCATGCGATCTACTGCTGAGCCTGAGGCACCCATCTCAACCCCATCAGCACCTGTCCGTGAGCAACCCGAAGCAAGTCCATCGACAGAGGATGACACTACGTGGTTGGATGAGATGACGTTCGACTTGGGGTGAGCTGACTATGAATCCTGTGACCATTGAAGCTGACTCAGTTGTGCTTAGGGGCAACGTTCGCATTCCGATTCATCTGCATGCTGGTAGCAGGTGGGTACCAATGAAACCTATCTGTACTTATCTTGGGTTACAGCAGGATGCTCAACGGAGACGACTCATAAAGACACCATGGGCTCGTCACTGTTCACTACGGGTTATAGCTGCTGATGGTAAGCGGTACTTGAACTTCTGCCTACATGTTGATGACCTTGACCTGTGGTTTAGCACGTTGGTCACTAGTAGATTACGGGGGTCACCTACGACGGCTTACTTCATACGGAGTCGTTTGACAGGGTACATCAAGATAGGGACTTCGAGGGATGCTCGGAGTAGGTTACGGGGACTTTCCACTAGCTACCCGGATTGCTTTGAGCTACTTGCAGTTGGGGGAGTCGAGGCGGAGCTACACGGTCGGCTTGCTGGGCATCGGGTTCATGGGGAGTGGTTTCGACCTCATGCTGACGTGCTTGAAGCGTTACGGGAGGCTGGTGGTCGGGTTGACAAGCCGATAGCGATAGCTGGGCTTGGCCACAAGAAGAAAACTATCTGTCTTAGATCAAAGAAAAAGGTTCATCCTCCTGATAAGTTGTTGCTATCTAAGCCCATTGAAGAACCAAAGGTGATCAAGTATGATCCATTGAAGTTAAACAGTAAACCTTCCAAGGTTGATTTGTTAGTATATCGCATACATAAGCGTAATCACCCATAAACCTGACCCCTATGCCAACCCCCACTGACTCATCCTCATCCGCTGACATGACTCTCCCCTGTGACGGGTGTCGGTTCTGTCCTACGACGTATGTGAGTGGGGTTGTCGTAGTTGGTGATGGGAGGGGTGCACCCCACTGGGATGGGGACTGTGGTCGTGGGTATGAGGTGAGCACGACGTGGGTTTGGAATGAGGACCACGAGCGTGTCATCTATCTCTTTCGGTTACCGTTCTGGACTGTATGCTCTGACCGGGATGAGCCCTATGACGGTCCACGGGTTAGTCGCTACAATCGATTACCTGTGATATAGGTTCCCCGGTGTACTTGAGGTTTTCATGCCACTTCCAGATACAATCACTTGGTATCGTTCGAACGATGGGTCGGCGATATTCGAAGGCAGGGGTGACTATTGGAGGGTGGCGTACCTAGTCAACGGGGATCGTCACTTGGTACTACAGCAGGTTGGTGGGCTTGTTTCAATTCCACTTACTGACTGCCACGAAGAGATAGGCAATAGAGTAAGGCCCCATGGACCCGACTTTGCCGAGTATCATTTGAGGCGGAGCGCTTTCATTCAGGAGCGAGCGCTTGAGCTGTATCTAAGTGCAGTTCGAGCTGGCATTGACGGTATTGGGTCCTTCTATGGTGTGATTCAAGACCATGGTGATATACGAGCTGTCGAACCTATCTGGTCAAATGGACGGGTTGTCTACCTAGTACCTGGTACCTTTATGACCTACCATCGGGTTGGTTTGGTCTACTCTCCAGTGGAGCTGTTACCCGACCCAGAGCACATGTCTTTGGTTGAGCCTGAGGTACTGGGCACTCTTCCAATTACGGTTCTTGAGCGGGTGCATGGTCGTGACGTAGGCAGGCCTGATAGTGCACCTATGCAGGAGTATGCAAGTTCTTTTGGTCCTAGTATTGAGCCCACCCCTTCTGAGACTAAGCAAGCTGAGCCTGAAGTTCCGGTACGGTTATCACGGTATGAGAGGGAGCCAGTCATCTAGAATGTCTATCACCGTTGAGTCGGGTCTGATTGATGGGGTGAGGTAGAGCTTCACCTAGTATCGAGTACCATGATAGGGGTTACCATTGTCATGTCTAGGGACCTGAGGGACTTGTTGGCTGGCAAGCCTTACACTCAAGCTTTGGGGCAGGTGGTGAGTTATCTGCTCAACTTCATTGCTCAGCCTTTCACCATAACGGTTCGTCAGAATGGGGTTATGGTGAGTCAGTTCGTGCACACATTGGGTCTTGAGTTTCAGATTCCGGAGGATGAAGAGCCCTCACCTGAGCCTGAGGTGGCTCCTATTGTTCGTATCAGTCGGTACGAGAGGGAGCCGGTCATCTGACGGTGTAGGCTACTTGATGATTACCCGAATAGAGGCTGCGAACCGACTTAGGCAGGTGGGTCTCATTGTCCGTGATCTAGGTGGTTCGTTTGGGATTGCCGGCGGGGGCTACAGGGACTGCTCTACGGGCATGTGCATGATCGAGGATGGGTTTAGCCTCAGGCCGGTGGGCGAAGCCTATGAGGTCTCTATAGCTCGTCTGGGTGGCTCTCAGGTGCTACCTCTTGAGGGGGCAGTTGACCTCATCCTACGGACGGTTCCCCGAGGGGTTGATATCCCTCTTCCTACTCGCAGCCCTGGGGACAACCTTTACTAATACCTCACTTTCGGTGTAGTCTGGAGCTGGTATGCCGTTGCTTCCGATCACATCTCATGAGCTATCGAGCAAGTCTTACGCGATACAGGATTCGGACAGTGGTGCTACATTCAAAGTCATCCTCGTTTCGAACCCCGACCATACAACTACAGTGGTAGTCGAGCCTATAAGCTACTTGGAGCCAAGTGGTTTGGGGGATGGGTCAATGATGATAACACCACCTCCACGGGTCTCTACCTATCAGCAGGAGCCTCAGGTAGTCAATGATTGGACTCTACTGGCGTTGGTGGCAGTTCGGGCCTACTTGAGGTTACGTTATCAGTTGACGGGGCAAGGGCTTGGGGCAGAAGACCTAGGCATACTTCTACAGAAGGTTCCTCCACCTGTTCAACCCCAGTGTAGGCGGGTTTCGAGGTACTCGCGGGAGCCTGTCATCTGACTTATGCCAACGGAGCAAGCGCAACGGTTTCTTGATTGGGCTCGGTTGACGAATCCGACCATGGCGGACTATGCACTTGAGTTACTTGAGCAGTATGCTGACACGGAGGCTGGGCGGTTTCGGCTAGCGCAGTCGTATGTGAGGCCGGCTGAGCTTCTGATGCGGGGGGCGACGGGTGAAGGGTCTGGGAGTATTCAAGAAGCTCAACGAGTATGCTTATATATTGAGAGTTTCATAGGAGCCTTTCCGGAGGGGGAGCGGTTCATTGCTCCTCTCATGTCCTTACGGGAGCATCTGCTTGATCTCTATGCCTACCTGTCTCCTCGGTATACCCGGGATCAAGAGGTTCCTTTACCTGAGCCGTATGCTGGCCCTCGGGTCTCGAGGTATGATCGAAAGCCTGTGATCTGACTTACTCCGAAGGCGTTTCAGTCAGATACCCTATTGGTTCACCGGGTTCATGTTGATCTGGGAGTTCACGACCGAGGTGAACCTTATCACCGTCAGTCCAACCTTGGATGTAGGCACTTGAAGCTGGTTCTGAGAATGAGGAGATACCTCTATCGCTCAGGTTTGGATGCAGTTCGTCCCTGGCTTTATTGGCTTTAGGGAGTCTTCTATCAAGCAACACTATGGCTGTAGTCGATGATTCTTGTTTAAGTTGTTTAGTTAGCTCTCTCAGTACTCTGCGGATTGAGTCAACGAGGCCTTTTCGGTAACTGTCTGCATGTCTTACCCCCAAGCCTTTGGTGTTAGTTCGAGTGAGGTTGTTGACCTGCTGTTTGATGCTGTCGTACTGTATCCTGAGCATGGCTACGTCAGAGGGTAGGCCAACTACTCTAACTTCGATTCGTCTAGGTCCTACTTTCGGGTGTTTGGTATGGTAGTAGATTGAGCACCCGTATTGTTTGGCGAGGTCCAGGATGAGCAGATCCTTCCAGCGGTGGATTCTACCTGCAAACTCAATTGGGTGTTCACATTCGGAGGGTGTCTCGGTCGCCACAGTGTAGGTCTGGAGAAGATCGACTTGGGTCAACCTATACTTCTGCATGAGTCGTTCGGCAGCCCCGATAGCGGTGGAAGCCTCATGTTCGGTTGTGTTATCAGCCAAGTCATAGAGACTTCTGACTCTTCTAATGACTTGCTCTAGGGTACCCTCTGGCATGGCTTCAAAAGTATACACTAAACTGCCGCTAACGTTCTGGCCGATTGTACATATTCAAACATGGGGGCCTGGGCAATAGAATCGATCCCCCGGTGTACTGGCTTTGATGTGGAGAAACCAAGATCCTCGGGAGTACATCAACAAGCGGGCCAACATACTGATTCTCAGGCCTACCGGGGGTGTGAGCTATCGGGTTGGTCAGGGGCAGGTTGAGACGAAGCATACTTGGACCATCACAACGTCCTTTGAGGACCATCAGCACATCGACGAGTGGGACTCTCTCTGGTGGTGGGACTGGGCTCCTAGCCTACCTGAGGCAGGTGTTGGAGAGCCTGGGGACACGGTTGATGGGGTTCGAGCTGAGTCGGTAGTGGAAGCGCTCTCCAAGGTGGTGGGACCATCCTGGTCCTTGGTACAGGATCTGGACCGACTTGGGTTCAAGGCTGGGGTGGCGCTGATAGATCCCAAGGGGGAGCGTGTTGCCTTATTTGAGCAATCGGCGTATGAAGAGCTGATTCAGATCTAGGGTAGTAGGAGTGTAGCTAAATGAATCGCCGAAGCATTCTCAAGGTGTTACCATCGTTATTCTTGCTGCCATTGCTTAGCAAGAGGGTACAAGCCACACCGTTAGTCAGTAGCGTCCGACTTACCACCAGAGATCGCCATCAAAACAATATGGATCTGGCTGACCTATACTACTCTATCCACAATAGGGTGAGTGGGCCTTCATTGAGCCACCAGCAACTACACTTTATACACCCATTGGACTCAATCCCAGGAACAGCTCTAGTGGGGCCAGAACGCAGGGTTCCGATTAGGTTGTCACTAGGGGAGTATCTTGCAGAGATTGAGCTTCCAGCGGGCCATGATGAGAGTGCAACCTACATTCGATGGTATCTTAAGGAATACCCTGAGGTTCGTTGCTATGACTCTGTAATCCGAGAACTCACTGAGCCTCATCTTACTCTTTGCAATATCAGTCGTTTCAAAAACGACTACAACCCAGACTGAGCAATAGGCCTATGATGCGCTGCAGGTTTGACCCCACATGAAGAGATATTCTGAGTTTTTCAGCACCTTGTATGACGAGTTTGGTAGTTGGGCCCACTATTCGGTTCTTCGGGCACTCGTCTGGGTTCCGCAGATGAGGGTTCACGACTTCGCGGTGATCTGGGATGAGAACCATGACACTCGAATCATTTGGGTTGTTGAGCAGCTCTATGTTCGGCTCTTACTGCACAACGTATTGTTCATAGGGGAGCGCAAGTCTCAGGTGACGGTACTAACCATTGACCCGGTAAGTAGTGAGTTTGAGGCTGGCCTACGAGAGATCTGTGGAAGGGTCTCGTGCTACTGCGCTCATCTCTCTGTGGTTCCTTATCGGAGTGGGGGTGGGGGCATCATTGATGATTCGAGTGAGCGAGTTGATGCTTACTTGAAGGCGATTGATGCATTATGGTCTTTGGGTACCCGGGAGCCTGTTTTCAAGGCTGGTGTATCTCTGGACTGATTCAGATGCCTACCTCGTGTGATACCTGTCGTCATTGTCCTACTACGTATCCATCGAAGGGGCTCAAGGGGAAGACTGTTAAGCAGAGTCCTGACTTTGGATGGGTGGGGACCTGTCTTCATGGGCATCCGGTTGGTATCTTGTGGGAGTGGGAGACAGATCACTTTGTGAACGAGACCTCAATGGTGCGTACCAACTTGACGCATACCATTTTGGAGTGGGACCTGATTATTCGGGTTCAGGATGCGAGTCGATTTCCCACTCAACCGAGCTTTTGGATTCTAGTAGGCCAAGAACCCATGCAGGTGGTGGAGATTGACGCTAACACTTGGAGGGTGATTCGCGGTGTTGGGGGTGAGGTTGTTACTCACATGGTGGGTGAGACTGTTATCGGTACTAAGATACCGGTGATTCGGCTGTACCGGTCAAACACTCTAGCTGATTGCTCTGACTGGGCTGAACCGGTACGGGTCTCACGGTATGAGAGGAAGTGGGTGATCTGAGTCATGCCAGTGGATGAGAACGTGAATACTCGGGCGCGATCCTATCGGGTGACTGACTCGAGCAGTGGGGCGTACTTTGATGTGAACTTCATCTTTGCGCCATTCATTCATAGTCGAGAGTTCACAGCGTTCGTTGACCCGGTGGGTTATGTCGAGTTAGGGCCGGATGGGCGCAGGGTGAATCCGACACCGGTGTTCTTTCAAGCTGAGGCACCCGAGCATCTTCTTGATTGGTTTCGGTTGGCTCAGTTGCTTGTCGATACCTTTCTTGAGTACAAGTGTACGGGGAGTACCTATCGGATGGAGGGTGATCCGGTATTGATAGCCCTGAAGGAGAAGGAGCCCAGTAAGGTTGAGCCCGTGGTCCGTGTGAGTCGATACGAGCGAGAGCCCGTGATATGATTGAGGTTCACATATCACTTTCCAGTGTTGACATCACCTACACGAGCGGTTTCCCATTGGGGGTTGTCGATGAGGACACCTACAACGACTTGATGTCTATTCTGTGGGGTCTCGATAGCCCCAAAGCGGCTCGTCACTACTTGATGGCCGTAGCTCTCTATCTCATGGACAACTATGAGTCGTCTTCTTGGAGGGTTGTTGGGTTCATTGGCACAAGGGAAGCGGGGAGGCTTGAGTGCCTACTACCTGAAGTAGAGGTCATTCCAGAGCTACCCAAACGAGTCTCACGTTATGAACGGGAACCGGTGATCTGACTGGTGTAGTGGGGGTATGCCCAACCTGGTAGATCTGATTGGAAAGCCGCTCAATGACTTCAAGGTGGTACGGATGACGGAGGTTTACCGTACTGACTGTGACGGTAGGTTTGAGAAGTCCGTGGGGTGTCTCATGAATGAGGTAGAGGCTCGGGCGTATGCGACTGGGCTATCCGACTCTGCCTACACGGGAACACGCAGTGTCCTTGTCCTGACTGACGGGAAGGAAGCTTACTTCTTGGGGGACGAGGCGTTAGTGGCCGACATATCCGCTGTGCTTGACTCCATCCGTAAGAAGGCACTCTCCAAGTTGACCGCTGAGGAAATCCAAGTACTGGGCCTATCTTCGGTGTGGTTGCAGTTCTATGAAGAACACGCAACTTCCGAATGGGCATGGGAGGCTTATCTGCAAATATTGCAGGGGTATCATTCATCAATGCCGATGCATGAACCATACGGTTGAAGTATTTGGGGTCTGTTCGACTTGTGAGCACAAGGAGGAGCTATCGCCTCGTGACAAGTACATGCTCTACGCTCGTGGGTGGCGTGATGGTGGGGCTTGTACCGCGATGAAGCACCCTGACATCGAAGTGTACTCCCGGGGCTACGAGGATGGCAGCAAGGCTCGCAACGAGGCCATCACGGCCTACTGCAAGGAGATCGGGTATCAACCCCAGGTACTCAGGGCGCAGGGTGACTAGTGACCTTCTCTGAGGCTTTGGTGAAGCTCAAGTCTGGGTCTCGAGTGCGAAGACCTCAAGGGGGTGAGCTTCACTACACTTCCAACGGGGTAATACACAAGTACGACTTAAAGTCCCATATCTGGCATCACTGGATACCAATCCAATCGGACATCTTGGCAGATGATTGGGAGTTGGTGGTAGAATCGACGATTCCGAAACCTCATCCACGTTTAGGGGTACCTACACGATATGAGAGGAAATCGGTCATCTAACTCCCAGTATCCCCTGAATCTACTTATGCTGTACTCACGTTATGTTCGACCTGATTGCTCTCAATGTCGCTCGACGGTATGCGGCTGTCGTTAACCAAGGGGCGCTCGACAAGTGGGCAAAAGACCTCAAGGTGATGACCAAGATCTACCGTGACATTCCAGTGAGCATTGAGTGGGACGACACTGAGGGGCGTGAGAAGGCCTATGGGTACTTTCGTGAGGCTGAGAAGCTATTTCTCAACTTCCGCAATGGATTTGAGGCTTGGGTCTACAAGGTTGTTCTTCCTAGGATGGACAAGAGTGAAGCCTATCTAGTGAAGGAGCTTCGCACGAGCACATGGGACTTCTTGCACACTATTAGAAGCCTATTTCCGACCAAGTGGGATGGGCAAAGTAGTCAGAATGTCAAGCACATCCCTGATCTCAGTGGGTTGAAGGCTAAGCGTGAGGGCAACATCAAGCGCTACCAGGTGGCATTCAAGAAGGTCTACAAGCAGCTCTCGGAGTACATCGAGTCCAAGGGTGGGGTGATGGTTCGCTATGATGCAGTGGACCATGTTGAGGTCGCGGGCGTTCCTGTGATTCTTGAGAACCTGGGTCGGGATGAGGGGACTTTTGACTACACGGTTGAGCCATTGAACCTGCTTGGCAAACACTTGAAGACGGTCAAGGGGGCAGGGTTCGCAGTGGCGCTTGATGGGCTCAAGGTAACGATCAACTTCACGCCTGATAAGTTTGATGAAGCGGGCAAGTACAATCCGGCTACCGATACACTCACCCTGCACCCTCTTGGGATGATTGACACACCTGATGGGCATACTCTAATCCACGAGATTGGTCATCGGTTCTGGTTCAAGTGTCTACCTGGGCAAGCTCGGTCGATGTGGGAAGAAATCCTCTCAGATCGTGGTGTTACTATCTTTGAGGGTGATATTGAGCGCTTCTTCCATATCGTTGAGAGCAAGCTTACCAAGGACTTTGCCTTTATGGATGCCGAGGACATCCTGAAGTTGACTTTGCCGGCGGCAAAGAGCAAGAGTGACGAGCTGAAGTTCCAAGAACTCTCAGAGACCCACATCAGGGGGCTCGGTACTGGTCCTGGGGAGCCTTTTGATGCGAAGGACTACCTACGTCGACTCATGTTCAAGAAGGACGAGGTGGTTCAGGTCGAGGAGGTCTCGGACTATGGGGATAGCAGCCCGGTTGAGGGTTTTGCTGAAGCGTTTCGGTTGTGGGTGACGAAGGGCCCTCAGACTATCAAGCCCTTCACTCGTGAGCTATTCGTTCAAGTCTGCCGAGCGGGTGACGCTCGGATCTGAGATCCACAGGGGCTACCCTGTGGATCTCTTCCATCCTACTTGGGTTCACTGAAGGGACCAAGCGTCGTAGGTGCGCTGTTTCCGTAAGACGACGATAACCCCTTTGAATCGTTCCTTCTCTCGTTGGTTACGCAGCATGATAGCCTTTGTGTGACGTACCTCTTGCTTCCTAGCATTGTTGTCAATAATAACTTTTCGTTCGGCCTTGTCCGGATCTAGGCCTCTACGGACCCAAATCCAGTACCAACGGGCATCGTTCTCGTTACCGAAGCGGGCGAGTATACGTTCCTTCTCTTCCTTGGGAAACCCAGCAGAAGCTTGCGAGTAGCTGTAATTCGAGAACTTGGGTCTTGATGTTCGTATACCAGTGAAGTCCTTTATAGTCAGGGCTTCCATGGGCATTTGGTTGATCTCTTGAATGGTCAATGGTCTTCTATTGGGCATTTTACCTAGAGTGCAAGCAAAGGGAATTGAGTGTTGAGCCAAACTGGCTCAACGGCGAAGTTCACCGGATGATCTCTGATCCAAGGGAGCCATTGGGCTCCGCTGAAGCATCTGGGATTAACTTCGCTTCTTCCTCACGTTGACCTCTTTGCTTGGCCACCCGGATGTCACTGCGCCGATGTCGGCTCCGGGGTGCATGTCCTTAGGTAATCGCTTCCCCTCGAAAGTAGCATGAGTATCTCTGAAGGCCAATCATTTTCTCATCAATGGTTTGAGTTTGGTGTACTTTGGTTTCACGTGCATACACGCCAGAGCTGCTCTAACACCTCGCACCCGAAGTGCCCCCAGTGTGGGAAGAATCCGACCAGTAGACCTGAAGAGGAGGTTATTCTCTCAGGTCCATGGGTGTGTCTCAAGTGCGGTTACACGATGAGGGTGCACCAGGTCATTCGGTATGTGACGGAACCGGTAGCTGGTTGGAGCGAAAAGTAGTGGTTTGGTGACTTATTATGGTGTAGTCGACAACTATGAATCGACGCAACCTTCTTCAGTCATTTGGCCTGTTACTACTAGCCCCGTTGGTTACCACTCTTGGGTGGGCAAAGGTAACTGAACCTCAGCCTAAGAAGTACTACTTGGGATATAATCAACCCTATGACCGATCGCTCGTGAACTTTACTCGAGGTTCGAATGGTATACTTACTGCTACTCTGTTTTGGGAGCCTACTCCTGGGGCTACCCCCAACTGTATAACTGCGATGTCTCAATCAGAGTATGACCTGGAACAGTTTCACTCAAGTACGCAACGGTTTCTTGAGCGCTGTAGAAGCAATAATATGAATGCCATAGGGGTTTCGGTGTAGTCACTTTCTATGGCACTTGATACAGTTTGGGATACCGCAGAGAGTTTACTGGCTTCGTTGAATGCTTACCGGTTGAACTTTCCAGAGGTATCGATATCAAACATAGACAGTCGTACTTCTGAGCCTACATTGATCTGGGTTGCGTCTAAAGAGGGAGTGATCATCCAGACGTGGTCGATACCCTTGAAGTTGTTCCAGTCAACTTGGGGCCAGGTACGCCATACCTCCTATCAAGGGCATGAATCTCGATTGGATATCGAGAGGAGGATTCTGGCCTTGAAAAGCAAGCCGCTCGATGACCTACGGACGCGGAGCGGTTCAGTCAAGAGTTCGTCCCTCTTGGTGTTGTTCCTCTACACCTTGATGCGGGACCATCTGACCCCTGGGGAGGTGGAAGCCATCCTTCAGGAAGAGGTCGAGAAGTATGCCGGGAAAGAGATGGAGTACTCGAACGGGTGGCTTGCAAACTATGCCAAGGACATAGCTCGACGCTTGGTGTAATCTGATCCTCTATGGCTCTGGCGATTGAGTGGTATCTTGACCAGCTCTCTAGTGACGATGCGGGGGTTGACTCCTGTACGGACCCAGTCTTACGAAATCGGATTCGATGGTACATTGACTGGTCAATGACCCAGAGTACCCCTTCACATGTGAGTCGTTCGGTAAAGCAACAGATCCTTGAAGCATACTTGTTCAGTCAGAATGGGCGGGACCAGTTCGCGCAGTCGATGCAGCAGCCCTGTCAGGTACGGTATGACCACTATCGGGAGATAGTTGACACTCGGAGTCAACCCTTTGATTGGACTTGGGCTCGTGTACTCAATGGCATCAGAGAGGCGCTCATTGAGCACGAGAACTTCTTCAGCATCCTTCCTGAGGGGGAGCGGTTCACGGAGCCTGTATTCCAGCTTCGAAGGCTGATGAGGCAGATGTTCACCCTGTATCAGGAAGCTCTGCATGCATCGGCTGGTGCGGACCTTGAAGCGGTGATCCCTGGTACTAGGGGGTTTGAACGATTTGTCGACTTGAACGAGGAACCTAGTTGAGGTCTGAGTTATTCAGGTGTAGTACTAGTAGTTCAACCAAAGTAACCCTGTCAGCTACCAGACAGGGTTACAATCAAGGAGTAATATGCCAACTGAAGAGAACCCTGTTCGTATTGTGTTATTCGCAGACCGACCTACAGCCATGCTGGTTCATGCTCATGAGGGCTCGAAGTTCCAGCTTCCACAGCTCCAAGCTCCGTTTGAGAAGGATGCTGTTGCTCATGCAATAGGGGTCAGTGGTCTCACGGTTCGAGTCTCTGTGGAGCCAAGTACAGGTCGTTGGGGGTCAGCTATCGGTCGTAAGATTCGAGAGGAGAAGTTCGAGCGAGCTCAGCACCAGAAGCTCAGGGAGGCTCAGCAGGCTACCCTACTGAAGCACTCTAGTGACCCTCTGGAGAGTGATCGGGCGTCCTTGATGCTTCGCAAGCATCAAGTGGATGATGACCTTCGTAAGGCCAAGGTTGCTCTTGGGCAGGCCAAGGCCAAAGCGTTCAAGCACCGTATATTCTTGGACCCAATGGCCTATCGGAAGCTTGAGGCCAACGTGGAGGAACTAAAGCAAGAGTCTCAGGGCATCCAGGTAACCCTCGGACAACTCCGCAAACAAGAGGTTTCCAAGAAACCTGGATTCGACTTAGGGAACAAGCGCTTCAGGGACTTTGCCCACAAGATCCTCAGTGATGAGCTGTTTAGCGAGATTCAGGCTCTCACCGAGAGCGATGTCGATCCTTATACCTTCGAGCCGGATTACTCTGACAATGAGGATTGACTCTTGGTGTATACTTGAGCCCATGGACCGTCGAGCGCGAGAACCCCAACAAGGTCACCTACAAGGGGAAAGTGGTTGATAGTCAGGTTATACTGACTTCAGTTCAGTACCCTTCCGAGTTCATTGGCGAGGATGGGAAGGTTGTTATGGCCTGCGAGCCTGTTGAAGCCGGACCCAGAGGCGAGCTAACCTTCGATGCTTCTGAGATACCGTTTGCGACGTCACCTTTTGATGAGGAGATGCGACCGCCAGAGATAGCACGGGACCAGATGGTGACTCATACGACGGTTGGTGGTCGAGGCATAGTTGGGAGGATTAAGTAGTGTTGATTCAACTTGCGGGCAAGTTCATCATTGATCCGATTCGATTCCCTCAGCGGCTTATAGTTGAGCTGGATATCGGTGGTGGATTCAGTGACGGGCATCCTGAGTGTGGTTTATTCTCAGGTACAAACGATGGTTTCGAGCATCGTGAAGAGATGGGGCAGAGGATTCATGGAACTCCCATTGATGCAGAATCCCCCTGGGTTCAGTGGTACAACATTTGTGCCCCTAATCGTTCACAACCGCATCGACGTCATGGGTATCACTATGTGGCTATTGGTTGGCATGACGGTGTCTACGCGTCATACCCAATACCTACAGAAATCATTCTCGAAGACTCTGCGGGGTCTTGGAGTGTGATCATTGGGCGGGCCCATGGTGTCACAGTCCTTCTCAACGACTATGCACCTTGGGATCAAGTGCAGCTATGATTGAAAAGCTGGTCTATGACCCTGAGGACGGGTTCTACGATGAAAATGGAGTAGTTTGGGCCACCCGAGCTGCCTACCTCAAGCAGGGCGTTCTACCACTCTGTGATTGTGGGGACTCGGATGCTATCCTCAGGTACATCGTCGATATGTTCCGATTGCATGTTGGGCAGAACACTTGGGATACCACTAAGTATGATGATATGCCTACAATGTTCTTCCTCTCGTGGGCCAGCAATCAGGACTACATCGAGCATGGGGCGACTATTCGTTGCTCCTGGTTAACTCCAAAGGGTTCGGAGCTGCTCAAAGACATCGAAACAGTGCTCAGTGAAGGGTGACTAGTGCCCAAGTGGAACCTTAGTCATAAGATCCACTTGGGCTCAATACCACACACCTAGTGGCATCTGTACCAGAGTACACATCTTCTTCTGTGTATTCTTGTTCCTCCAGATCGGGGGTCAAATGATGCAGGTGAACCTCACTCTCACTATTGATGACGGAATTGTCGTCGATATAACCAAGCTTGCCATACCCGTTACCCTCTGCATCCCGGGCTAATACGACCAACAAGTCAGGGTCAAGCTTTGATAGGGCTTCAATCAGGTCTCGGACTTTCATGGGTTGTTACCTACACCTTGTGCTTGAGTTCATCGATTCGATCATGAGCCTTTTGAATGTCTTCGGGGCTCATGTAGTCCAGGTTGATCTTGAGCTGAGTCTGTAGTGACTCGAGTTCAAGTCGGGCGAGGTATCTCTTCTCGGCGGGGGCGCTCCGGGGCTTGATGAGGTACTGGACGGTTCCACCCAGCTTGCGCTTACCCACAATGGTTCCCGTTGGTGTCTCGGTACCGATCGGAGTTGTTCTCAGCACGAAGGTTGGGCCAGGGTCCTTGTCCCAACCTCGGCCTTCAACTCGAGCACCCTCTTCTTTGATATGGCATCCGGGCTTCCACGGGGTGTTGGCATCCTCTTTGGGGATGCGCTCTGGCTTCTTCAGCCTCCCGTTCTTGTCGAGGTAGGTGACTTCCACGGTCGCGTCGAGGTAGCGTTGTCGAACCTTACGCGCCATCTCGCGCTTGTAGGTTTCATCCCAGTCCTGGTAGATCCTGGTGAGGTTGACCTTCTCCTTTTGGGGGCCAAGGGCGACTGAGATGTACCTAGTCAAGCTCCCTGGCTCGCCTTGGTAGATAGCCCCCGTTGAGTCATAGTCACACTCTCGGAGGGCATCGACGAAGGCGGGCCAGTTCTCACCTTGAGATGGCATGCGCTCCGCGCGCTCTACCAGCTCCTTGACAATGGGGTCGTTGCTCATGCTAGTTCATGCCCAATAGGTAGAAGTTTCACTGCCTTGAGACTTCCTTGTGGGCCTTATCATAGAGGTGTTCCCGACCGCTGCGCCAGCTCTCGAGAGTGCAGGCATCGCACATCCAGTGATAGTCGGACCGAGGATTGTTGCTTGCATAGGCGGAGAGCCAGATGTACTTCTTGCAGGCATCAAAGAACTCGTCATCAGTCATAGTGGCCAGCTTGTCGGCGTACTCTTGACGGAGCGGCCCATCATTGCTCTTACCGGGGATGGTGACCTTGCCGTTTTCAAGCACCAGTTCAACGCCACAAGCGAAAAGACATCGTCGTTCAGTAGACATGACCTGTATTACGCACGAGAGGATGGTTTCTCAACCTAGGTAAGACGGTACTACGAAAAACGGACCATTGTCCAGCTTGACTTTTGGTTTTCACCTGTGTACCACTGCTTGTTATCAGCTAATGCCGAGAGCCGATATAAAAGTAGGTGACTTTGTTCGGCTAGTTACTGGAAGTCCGGTGATGCTGGTATTGAGGTGCTACAACGGTTTCAATAGTAGCACACCTTACGCTATAGATGTAACATGGTACGACCAGGGGATTAAAAAAGAAGAGCAAATAGATTCCATCTGTTTTGAGAAGTGTTCCAAACCAACTAAAGAGCAGAAGAACGTGATCCAAAGTAGGTACGAGCGCCCATGGGTCATTTAGGTAGGTACTTATGACATCTTGGGGTGAGTTGACAGGTGAACAACGTAGTTTAGTCAGTGTGGTTCAGCATTGGATTGATGCTTTTGGAAGTCAACCCTTCAGTGTCAGGTCTGAGGTACCTGGATTTCTACCTAGTCCAAGGAATCCGGTCTACTCGAACCTTGTACTTCTTGATGACGCCCAAGAGGAGCTATTGCGATTTTTATTGTTATATTGGAGGGAGTTGTATCTCAAGGGGTTCGATGGGGTTCGAGAAAGATCTTCCCTTGCGCCGTCAGCTTCGAGTGGGTTAGGGGTAGTCGAGAGTTGGGGCCATCTAATCCGACCCAAGGTATCAATTGTACCCTTTGAGCCGATCAGTATTAACCCGTCTCCTGATGCCACCTCCTTAGTCTTGATGCTAGCAAGCCGGCTGTATGAGGTCTTTGGCAGCACCCAAAGCTTCCCTCCATTCTCCAGTCCAGTTGAGCAACCTCCTGAATCGGCCTGGCGTGAGTTCCAGTGGGCTGCCTCGCGTTGGGATGGTAACTTGATGGAGCGCAAAGGCTACCTGGACCCCGAATCCTATGCAGTAGAGCTTGAGGATACCGAACGGGCTCACTTGGGGTTAGCCTCGAGTTGGAGGCGGCTCGTTGATACTTTGGTTAGCTATGTCGAGGAGCGACTCTGTCAGCCCAACCCAGTACTGATTGTTTCGATTACGGGCTCTGACTTCAACCCAGGACACCGGTCCGAACTTCTGAAGTTGGCAGGGACCCTACGTCACGAGCGAGTAGCACTGATACTCGCAGGGGATAGTAGTTTGTACCCTAGTGGGTTACAGGTTCTTTCTTCTTCCTGCTCGTAGCTACACGCGGGGATAGCGGCCCTTCAATCCCTGGACGACCTCGGGAGTGAGGCCGCGAATCAAGCGGCCTGGGACGACATGTTGGAGCTTCAGAAGCGATACGACCGGGTAGTGAAGAAGATCAAGGAGAATAGGTCATGAGCTACGAGATTCGGTACAAGGACAAGTATACAGGCAAACGAGAAGTTCACGTGTATCGTGGCAATGATGCTGGGGCCGAGGGTTGGGCTCGGTCCTTGGCTAAGGACCATGAGTGCAAGGCTGAAGCGGTCCGGATTGCGGACGTGCCCAACGACTCCTCGGGGAAGGTAACTCACCTGATCACGGTGGGTGATGACCAAAAGTAAGCCATGAGTCGACCAAGTGCTGGTGAGCTCGAGACCTTTATTGTTACAGACCACACCGGGGCTCCCCCTGAAGCGGTTGAACTCTTCACAAGTGAGAGCAGTGATGGTGTACCAACAGCGATAGTTCATCATCCGGAGGCTGGCTGGTTCGTGATTCAAACGTCGGGTCAGGGTCCGTATATCATCTGGCCCGTTGAGGAGAAGAAGGCATGATGTTTCTGGTTACAGGGCCTAAAGGTCGTATTGATTGTCAGGCGTTTCCAGTTGAAGCGCCAACAGCAGACGATGCGGCCATTGGGGCTGGGACTCAGTTAGATTTAGAGATCACGGGTCGGGTGAGTACCCTTGACTTTAGGGACCCTAGATCGTCTCGAGAGTACGAGTTCGTACGTCATGTAAAGGATCGGTCTGACGAGCTAGTTCACTTCAAGGTTGAGCCAACAGTGGTTCTCCAGGTTGGGAAGGTTAAGAGGTAATGTCCAAGTTCGTTGCTGACTTAGCAGAGCGCATTGGCGTCCCCTACCTAGCGGAGCGCGACCACGAGAAGCTACTTGGGCATCGATTGAAGGAGGTTCCGAAGGAAGAAGCTATCAAGCAGGGACTATTCCCTACTCGTCGCTTCCGCTCTCCTACTGGTGAGATACTCGAAACGGATGAGTTCCCCACCATGGACCATGAGCAGCTGACCGAGGAAGTTTGGACAAGAGATCATTGGCCAACTGACCCAAACAACACGGTCTTGGAAGCTCTGCAGAAGGTCCCCCATGGGATCATTGCGATCTACTACCACATGACCTGTCTGAACATCGTTTTGGTGACCCCGGAGCGTGAGCTAATTGGTATCCGGAGAACGGCTCTCTATGATAGGAATGAAGTTCAGGCTCTGAACCGATTGAAGAAAGCTGCAACAGCATGAACAAGCATAAAGTGAACCCCGACCCAAAGACTTGAGTCGGGGTTCACTAACCAACACGTCGTATTAGCAAGCTGGTAGCTGATCAGCGAGTGCTATCACGGCGTTGACACGAGCCTGCAAAGCTGTGTCTCCCTTTGCGACCGCTTCCGACAGGCGATACTGCAGTTGTTCCAAGAGCAGCGCTCTACCTATGTCTCCTACATACATCACACCCTTCAAGATGGTGAGCCTATCTGCCACTACAGGGAAAACCCCTTGTGCCACGATCTGGTCAATGAGCGGGTGTACGATGGCTTGAGCACAGATCTTGAGCGTCGGTAGCAAGAGGTTAACGCAGGCCTCTTCGCCACATCGTGGCGAGATCATTTGCACCGACGTCTCTTCATTATGCCCATGGCAGCAACGAGTCCACACCTTGTAGCAACCTGGAGGAATGTCTACCTCAATGTGATTGAAGAAGGTTCCAACCGGAGGCATCAACATGATTCGTTGGGCGCCTTGGTAGAAGTGGTTTGTTATAGTATAGTTGGGGTACCTGGCCTGCAGTTGTGCTACAATTTCTGGCCAAATATCGACCAGATATGTACCTGTGCAGGCTTGGATCACCAAGTCGGTACGCCACATATCGGTTAACAAGTCACAGTTTCGGCTACGAACCCAAATATTCAAACGAGCTAGTCCCATAACTGACTTCCCTTCCTAGACACATGATGTGTCCGTGAATCATATTGGGTTTTAGGGCCTAGGTCAATCAAGATTTTGAGAACTTAAAAACACGAACAATTACAATATCCTACAAAGTAGGATCAGAGGCTCAGGAACCGACCGATAGGTTCTACACTTTTTGGTGTAAGGGGTTATAATCGAAGTAATTATGCCGTCTAGTTAGGCGCTTCTATTCGAACATAGTGGAAAGGATTCTTTATGAGCAAACTTACCAGTTGGAGAGTGAATCTTCTACGTCGTTGCTGCTCCGGTAGCAAACGATACCCGTCGGGTGGGGAAGACTGATGCTGCAGTGGGCTCTGACCGTGGTTGGTCTGACGACCATCATCACGCAATCCAAGCTCCTTGCACCTATCCGACGGGGTTTCGAAAACCTGACAGGGTCGAAGTTCCTCTGTTGCCCGATGTGCATGGGTTTCTGGGTGGGCTTCGGCCTGTCCCTTATTGGCTTGAGTAATACTACCTTGCCTCTGTTGCTTCGTTGGTTAGTTGACGGGTGGGCTTCGAGTGGTCTGAACTGGATCGTCTACGTGATCCTAGTTCGGTTGGGCGCAAAAGACCTGTAACCCAAGCGACAGACCGATGGGGACACCCCGAAGATAGTCCAAGATAGCTTTGACTTAGGGCCAAACGTATAGCATGCTGTGAGCCCCTAACTAAAAGCGGCCCAAAGATGAAGTCTGACAGCTTAGATGATCGGATGCGACGGCTTGAGTGCTACCACTCGATGGCGGTCCTTCCCGGAGCTTGGATGGTTATTCGTGTTGATGGGCGGAGCTTCACTCGATTGACCAAGGTGTTTGAGCATCCGTTTGACTCCAAGTTCCACGAGTACATGGTGGCGACGGCTCTTGCCCTACTGGTCGAGCTAGGCGGGATTTATGCCTTCACAGAGTCGGACGAAATCTCGGTCCTCCTCCCTCTCGATACTGACCTATTTGGTCGAGAGATCGAGAAGCTGGTCTCAATCTCGGCGGGCGTAGCCTCCTCAGTGTTCTCGGTTCAGTTGAGTCATGCAGCTCACTTCGATAGTCGCGTGTGGGTTGGTGTCTCGAACAATGATGTGATTGACTACTTCCGGTGGAGGCAGGCGGATGCCACCCGATGCTGTCTGAACTCCTGGTGCTACTGGACTTTGAGAAAGGCTGGCAAGAGCGCCTTGGAGGCGACGAAGGCTCTTGAGGGCAAGACCTTCAGTGAGAAGAACGAGATACTGCACAAGCACGGGATCAACTTCAACAACGTTCCTGCGTGGCAGAAACGAGGATGTGGGCTCTACTGGAGGAGCTTCGAGAAGGAGGGGTTCAACCCCAAGAAGAACGAAGTCAGTATGGCTATGAGGAGACGGGTTCACATTGACAGGAACCTCCCTCGGGGTACAGAGTATGCTGACTTCGTCCTGGCTTTTATGTCATAATACTGTCTCTATGGACCTAATCATCTTCGTGGGCCTTCAGGCAGCTGGCAAGACTACTTTCCGTGGTTTGGAGCTTCCGAACCATGTCGTTGTGAGCAAAGACCTTATGATTGGAGATCGAAGGACTGGGGTCTCGAAGGCTGTACAGCAAGTACGGCTCATTCGCGGGGCTCTGAGTAACGGTCAGTCAGCAGTCGTGGACAACACGAACGTAACCCTGGAAGAACGGGCTGAGCTGATACTGCTTGGGCGAGAGTATTCGGCTCGGGTGCTGGGTTATCACTTCAAGTCCACGGTTGAGCAGTCAATGGCACGCAATCTTATGAGGACTGGTAAGGCCTGCATACCTCGTGTTGGCATCCTGACTAAGGCGAAGTTGTTCGTTGCCCCAACCCTAGCTGAGGGCTTTGACGAGCTGTACGAGGTCGTGTGGGGTCCGGGCAAGACCTTTCTCAAGGCTAGGGTCCTGTGACCATCAAGCCCATTCGATGGTTTGAGATAACGGATGGGAAGGTTCCGCCGGCCTTTCACACCCATACCAATACCTCTGTTGTTGTGTGCTTGGACTACAAGGATACTAACAATCAGCGGGCGGGGTTTGAAGCTTACTCCCTCTGTCGTGATAGGATCTCGCTCATCAAACTCATTAGCGAGTGGAGTAGTGAACCGTTATGGGATCAGCTCACTATAGGTGCTCAGGATTTGATCAACTTGGCAGCCTTAGATACTGAGTATGGTTTCCTAGATGGGAACCTGTACGGAATCTTCTGGGTACAACAGGGTGTTACTCCGCAAGGGATTGTACACTTGGGGCTCGCATACGCAAGCTCCACCAACGAGCTGACCCCTTGCCAAGGGATGAAAACTGTAAGCGCCCGAGATGATTCGCATCACGTCTGGGTGACGCCCCAGTGCGCGATCCCATTACTTGTCGATGTCAAGCTACCCAGTGACCAGCCTATTCGTAGGTTATCACGGTATGAGCGCTCTTGGGTGATCTAGTTCCCGGTGTAGTTGATCTGCATGAAGTTCATACTAAATTTAGTATCAGTCCTCATCTTTATTGCCTGGATGCTACCCTGGACGAACGAGGCTGATACTCGTAGAGCCCTCAGGTACAGTGGTTTCACAGAGGTACAGACCCGTGGGCATGGCTTCTTTGCGTGCATGAGCGATTGGTCAGCGACAGAATTTGAGGCTACCAATCCGGTGGGTATGAAGCGGGTCCCTGGTGTCGTCTGTTGCGGGCTCTTCATGAAGGCCTGCACCGTTCGGTGGTGAAGTCATGATCTTCATGCGAAAGGATGCACTACGGATTTCAAGTTATTTACTGTTCATGGTCAGTGTTGTTCTGTTAGCAGACGGGTATCGACGTGAGTTTAATGCAATCGAACGACGCCTTGAGTCCCAACAACGTGATATAAATCGGTTGGCAGATACGCTCGAGAGGGTTGTGGACACCATGGCTGAACTGGCTAAGCAAAACAGGGATAGGTGATCCCATGTCAAAGGGTAACCGTCGAGTCAAGAACGTCTCAGGGCATCCGGCCCCTGGTACTTACGCCCAAGACCAGAAGGGACCTAAGTTCCCTGACAATATCGACTTCTCGAGAGCCTGGGCTGAGGCTCGAATTTATGATTCCAGTTTGCCAGTGAACCCACCGAAGAACCTTCCTGAAGAGGCTCAGCGGGGGATCATCCTACTGGCTCGGAGAGTTCTCAAGCTCGAATCGGAGTGGTCATAGGTTGTCCCGGTGTAGAGACAATCTATGGAGCCTGCAAACAGAAGCAAGTGGACCTTCGAAGTAGCTGTAAGTAGTAAGAAGTTCCACACCAAAGCGAAGCAATTAGCAAGCCTTCGTGAGCATAGCTTTGAGGAGCTGATTGAAAAAGCTGAGTCTACTCAACTAGAGGCAGAAGAGGGGGTTACTCATGATGAGTTCGTGAGTCGGTTACCTCCAGAGGTACGATCTGCCTACCTGAGTGAGATGGAGTTTCTGAGGCAGATTAACCTAAGCAAAGGACCTCTTCTATCACCGGAAGTCAGGTTCGTGTTTAACCCTCGTGGTGGTAAGCCTGTAGTAGAGGCCCAAAAAGAGATCTCTATTGATACGGTTGCTGGGATTACCTCGTCCCTTGGTAGCATCAGTGAGTTGTCGGATGAGTTCATATTTGGGATTGGACTCTTTGATGCAGATTCAGAGGTTCACACACCCTATGAAGACTTGTTGCCGCATATTTGGAATTCAGTTCCAAAGTTTCCTAGCCCAGACCTACGAGGGGTTCAGAATCTAGTAACCAATCGTAGCCTTGAAGAGCGATCCCAGGTCGAGCAAGAGGCTATTGCGGAAGCACGACAGGTAGTGGTTTACATGCCCGATGTAACACTCAACAAGCTTTCAAAGGAACATAGCTCCTGGGCGCAGTACTACCAACTAGCCCCTTTGAGTACTCGCCCACCTGCTGAGGTAGACGAAGAAGCAGTAGCTCAAGCTCGTGTCCGGATTGAAGAGGTCAAGGCGCAGTTGAAGGCGCAGTACTTAGACGATGAGGGTCGGGTGCGTCTCGTTATCCTTTATGGAGGCAACGAAGACCTCTGCTTGAAGGTACTCTCCCTCAAACTGCACAGTGGGATCATAGATGAAACCCCCGTGGAGCTTGCAGAGACCTCTTTGAACAACATTGCTGACATGAGGAAGCTTCGTGAGTACGAACGAGTACGAGAAACTGGCGCTCTCAGTGATAGTGATATGGAAGAGATCCGTCAAGAGTACCTCAAGATCCACCCCCAGCTTGGTTTGTCAAGAGATGTGCTAGCTCAGATGTTGGTGGGCTTGATCCGCTTGATACCTCGAGAGATTCTTAGTACTGGTGTTCTTGCTGACTTACTCGGATCAACCCCTTCAATCGTAGAGCAGTTATTGCTTGAGCGGTTCACAGTATGATCATAAACCACCCTCAGCACGTGACTTGGACATATCTTGTGTTCCAAGAGGACAAGCCTCAATGTGGTGACTATGTCGACCCACGCGGGCACCACTGGTACGTCCGTCGAGTCTACCCTGAACCCGGAGTGGTCCTTCGGGAGCCCTCTCTGCCGTCATGGTATGTTGAGATGGGGTCGGACCATCCTGCCTATCGACTTGAGCCTGGCGAGGAGATTCGACGGTTTTTCAATCCCAGTGAGATTGGGCTTCGACGGGAGCATCTGACCGATATGCTTCGAAGGATGCAATTACCGGGCTTTGATTATGTTCGGGTTTCAGAGGATGGTTTTACCCTTATTGTAATAGTATCTACGCCAGATCTGGTAGGCATTCCATCTGAGGTTGATGGAATGCCTGTGGAATGTCGGTTGACTGAAACAGTCACACTTTGATTGATCTGACTTGCCTTGGCGCTCGGAGTTGGCTATGCTCCCCACACTCGTTTGGTTTCCAGTTCCCCTATACGCTACCTCCTGAAGTAATTCAAGATCAGGGCACGGGGGAACTGAGGATCAGACCAGCCATCATCAGTCGCTAGGGATTGGAACCTTGCGAGTAACTAAGGCTTGAGCGGCCCATCTGACAAATGGGCCGTTCGCCTTTAATCCTCGGTGTAGGCATAAGATCTATGGATTATGATGACCCAGTCCGGATGGTAGATGACATTCGTCAACATGTCATCTATACCGGGCATCAAGTGGCACCAGCAGATGACCCCAGCCGTCAGTTTCTAGGGTACGTCTGCATGCACTGTGAGGCTGATTCCTTCTGGCATTGCTCGGCCCTGCATATTCATGCTCTTCCAAGTAGTGTACTTGAAGCCAATATGCTTCGATTCGCTTTGGGGAGTCAAGCAAGGCGCGTGAAGCTGACAGAGTACCTCAATGATAAGACTCAACCCACACCTCGTCGACTGTCACGGTACGAGCGCAAGTGGGTGATCTGAGTTACTCATCCCTTATGATGCGGCGCAGTACCTTCAAGCACGCGAGTCCCAATGTCGTTGTCGATAGCATCTAGTTCAGCTAGGCATAGCTCTGCACGTTCTCTAGACTTATGGTGCTCCCAAGGGTATGACGCATACTTGCGCAAGTGTAGTTCGATTATAGCTAGCTTCTCTTCTCGTTTCGTCATAGGAGGTAGTCCTCTGCCCCTCTGTCTGGACTGAAGGGGAGCTCGAGTTGAGGTGTCTTCAACCTCTTGAGGTGTCTTCTGGCACGCTTGATGAGCGGCCTGGCGATGTCAGAGTGGACGCTGATGAAGGTTCTGTTTGGTACATACCATGAGCTTGGGGGGACGTTGGCGAGCGTTAGAAGACGTATGACGTCTTCGCGACTGAACAAGGCCAAATCAGTCTCCGAGTGCAGGTCCACGTACATCAAGAAACCTTCGTCGTCGTCCATGGGGTAGCACTTTACACCAAGATCACTGAGATTGACAACGATTGTCGCACCATGGTACGACTCGCTCGGTGCCCCTGCCCATTCACATCAAATGGTATGAGACCCCAGAGAACCTGGATGGACTGAAAGCTCTCAAGTGCTCTAGGACGGATAGCAGTGTTCCAGTGGTATCAACTGGGATGGGTGGGGTCTTGGTTAACTTCGAGCGCAGACTCGAGAAGTGGCATATCGAGTGGAATAATGTAGATGGGAAGATCACATACCACTTCAATCTGAGTGATACTATGGGGCTGACTGACCCTTTGAACCTCATGCTACCTGTTGTGAAGTTCACCGACAGATGGTCTAGAGCACGCGGAATGAACTTTGACCTATCAAGGTTGATTAACAACCGGGTAGGCCAACTTCTTAGGTTCCTTGGAGACAAGTGGTTATTGGTACCGAACGGGACCCTCTTCATTGTGACGCGGGCCGGGATCAAAACATCACTGGCCGATAATAGGTCTTGGAGCCTGATTATCGGGTATTCAGCGGTTGAGCCAGAGCCTAAGTTCCAATGCAAACCGATGTACTCGGACACTCCAGAGTTGCGGATACCTAAGAGCTTTGAGGTGGTGCAGGCTCCTGACCCCCCTAGGTTATCGCGGTATGAGCGGCCTTGGGTGATCTAGCCCTAGTCCTCTTCTTGGACTTATCGGGCCACTGGAAGGCGTCCAGAAGCACCTTGTACTCGATTGGTACCTTGAGTGGGTCGAGAACAACGATACGATCTGGGTACATGAGAGTGCCCAGCTTGCTGAGGGTGAGCGGATACTTCTTGATGTCGTAGTGACTGAGATCATCCTCAACGCCTACGACAGACAAACGATGGGGCGAAGATGAGTAGGTAAGAGGGTCCAGGGGCTTCGAGGTTAGCTTTAGGACGCGTCCTATCTTGATAGAGGCACAACGACCCAAGGCGTGCCCATAGGCGATGTATGAGCCAACCCTGATGTCCTGGCCCAACTTGTCCTTCAGAAAGTCCACCTTTTCTCGAGGGGCACCATCCTTGTGTCTTGGTGTTGGATTACCTGCAACGAAACTGGCCATAGTTCAGAGTTACCCTTCAGGTCTGGTCTTTACCCATTGGTCCGTAGAACCAAACTTCCCCTTCTGTAGGGTATTCAGGATCTATACGCCTCCTGGCGAGACCAAACTTCTCGAGTGCCTCATTGGCTCGCATCTCACTCCAGTGAAAGTCTAGCTCTTCCATGCACTTCCACATTACTAAAGCAAAATCTTCCTTACTGAGGTCATCCCGAGCAAACTCTCGAAATAGCTCCCCGAACAGGTATGCACTTCTGTGGTCACCCATTGAATTGGTAATACACCGGTACTGGTTGCTTGACTAGCGTTTTGGGTTCTAGTAGCGTAACTCTCCAAGGAATCAAGTATGAAGACCAGGATACAACGCGGATTTACCCTCATTGAGCTGATTATTGTCATATCTATCATCGGAATCGTGGCGGCCATCCTCATTGGGTTAGTGTTCCACGGCTGTTCTTCATCGCGCGGGACAGCTGAAGATGAGGCTAAAGCGTATGCTGCATCCATGGGCATCCAGATATACGGGGTTTCGTGCATGAACCGGGATACTGATGGTGATGGTTATGTCTCTTGCAGCTTGTCAGTGAAGGACAAGAACGGTAACCCGACGGTAACCCCTATTGAATGTGCGTCCAGGTGGCAGATCGCCAACGATGGCTGCAAAGTCCCTGTGCTTCAGGCGGGAGCACTTCGAGGTTTGCGATGAGCAAAACAGCTTACGGGAGAATATTCTACGGATATTTGTTGAGCCATCAAGTATCAAAAACGGCTAACGGGACAGTATTCGAGTGTTTTTCGAACTCGAATCATGAAGTGGTTAGCGGGAAGAGCTACTGCCCTTCTTGCGGGTCTCACGTGAAGTTAGTCCCCAAAATGGACTACTCAGAGGTACTCAGGGAGTATGCCCTCAAGCACCATATCTCTCTAGATGAGGCCTATGGTGAGTTTTCCAAGTATGAGCATAAGGCTCCTCTCAAGTACAATGACAGGGAAAAGGATCAGAACTGGGTCTTCGGAGGTTTGATAGCCGAGGGTGGGACGAACTCGTGCGGGGCGTTCAACTTGATAGACCTTGATGCTCTAACTGCCTTTTTCAAGGAGCTGAAACTCGACCCAGAGAAGGCGAGCTACTACCTGATGGTAGAATTGGACTGAATACTCATGAATCTACTTGAAAAGTATCGACCGCTCTGGTACTTTTCAAGTAAATTATGATTAAGGCTGACTATATCGCTGAGATTCACTCTGAACTAGGAGACTTCCAGGTAACCAAAACTGCTGTTAGGGCGTTTTTGGAGGCCCAGAGGAAGGTACTCGAGCGGTACCTGAAGAAACACCGACAAGTCAGCATACCAAACGTCCTCAAGATCAAGCTCGTCAATACCCCTCCGAAGGCTGAGAGACTTGCTCGGAACCCTTCGAATGGGGAGCCACTGATAATAGCGGCTCGACCAGCATCGAAGAAGCTGAAGGTCTTGTTCCTGACCGAGTTCAAGATTGGTGTTGGGGCTATAGGGTCGATATCAGTCCAGAAGTCGTTGGAGAAGCGTAAGGCGGCTGAACCCATAAAGGCTCAGAAGGCGGCACGCGAGAGGGCTATCTCGAAGTTGAGTCCTGAGGAGTTGGAAGCATTGGGCTTGGGTGAGCTGGCAGGTACTGTACCCAAGAGAAAGCACACGCGTCAGGCAGTGGAGACAGTTACTTCAGAGCAGCCCCCACTGGAGGTACCTGAGCCAAACCCTCCAGTGGTTCATGCGCGGACATCAGTAGCTCACCTGCGATCTCTTGAGGTAGTACCGAAGGACCGTGAACCCAAAACTCTGGTTGAACGCATTGTGTGCATTATGAAGCAAGACACGATTGAGTTTGACACTATCTGTGCTCGGCTTGAAGCTCACGACTGGTTACCTCAACGTAGGTCCTCTATATCGAACATCATGAGCGGACGAAGGGACCTCTTCGAAAGCCCCCAACGGAGCTTTTACCGAGTCAGATAGGATGCCTATCGAGGTTGTATTCCGAGAGTCTGAAGACGACTTTGAGGTCTTCAGCGCAGGGGGTACCCTTGGCCCGGATGGGCCTTCTGAGCTATTCCAAGACTTGAATGAAATTCTGGACCAGGGTGGATCGAATCGTCAGATCCTGATGAATATAGCGGGTCGCTTGATTGACGTATACCCAGGCGTTGAGTGGACTATCAAGGTTGAGCGGTACGACGGATACACTTATTGGCTTCGATTTGACATTGGTGTTGGTAACTCTCTTGCATCAAACCCAATCAAACGGATCTCGAGGTACGAGAGGGACCCAGTGATATGATTGAAGTAGTACTCAATGTCCAACCCAATAGAACAGTTCTGTTTTATGGGTTTGAGTGGCCAACCGTTGAGGAGGATGGTTTCTCTCCTGAGGGAGCTGAGGAGTTGGAGCGTACTCTCGGTGAGTTGCTTGGGGAGTTGGATGTTGGCGAAGCTGTCTCAACCAAGATACTGACAATATCGAATTACTTATTCGATAACTACTATGTATACTCATCGCGCGTGGTCATTCTCCATGATCTGGTCGAGTTCAGTCGAATCGAGTACAACGTGATTGATAATCTACCAGTAGGGGAGCCGGAACCAAAACTAGTCAACCGAGTCTCTAGGTATGATCGGGAGCCGGTCATATAACTGGGTCCCGCTGGTATCGGTTCTTGAGTTTGGGTGTTTTCTTAGGCTTGGTCAGCATGGGCTCTCCCTTGACCCCGACCGGCGGTGAGATCCACTTCCCGTGGCATCGAGAGCAGGTCCGATGGGTGTGAGCCTCCTTGAGCCAGCACCACCGGCGTAGCCGTACCCAGAATCCAATGAGAGGGCCACAGGCGACTGGGGTAAAAACTCCTTCGTGCCCGTGGTTCTCTCCACTACCACATCGGGAGCACCTAAGATCATCTATTTTCCAAACGAAGAAGTAGTAGTCCCCGGCTCCACAGTAAGGGCAGGGTCCGTTGGTTGCCATTGATCTTCACATACACTGAATCGTTGCTACTTTTCAAGGGGCGTGATAGTTAAGGAGCCTCAGTTGGAGCTAACCATGCCATTTTCAGTCGGTGATATCGTCCGAGTGGTCAAGCAGCCGACAGACATGCATGCTCGTATTTTGGGTGAGGTGGGGTTTATTGAGTCCCTTCACGAGAATGGGACTCATGCAGGGTTCTGCGCGTTGAAGATCACTGGGGAGGTAGGTAGTTGCGGTACAGTAATGCTTGACTGTATCGCTCCCGAGTCGGCTCCACGCTGGGTTGAAGCAAAGCGGTGGCATGACGATAACTTGGCCAGAAGGCTAGAAGAGTTCAGAGCACGAACCGAGCGAATCAACGCCAGAATCCAAGAGATCGCAAAGAAGCACTTAGTCTCATTCGATGAAGCGACTGAGATTCATGAGGAGATTGAGCATGTGATCTCACGAAGCGGGTGGCCTGAATAGCCGTGGATGACTCAACTCGTCAGCTGACCCCTTTGGGGCGAGAATTAGTTATATGATGGTGTACTGGTTTCCATGGATCATCTAAGATTTCCGAAACCATTTGATCAGACTAACGGGCAACCCAGTATCCAGATCCCTCCAATTCAAGTATTGGAGATCTACAATCGGTCTCAGAACCCACCAAAGACCCAAGTTGACCAATGGGTGCGAGAATGGTTCGAGTGGAAGGCAAAAGACAGTGGGTGGGCAAGTATCACTTGGCTTCAGTCAAACCCTGAGGTGTCAGCAAAGAACGATTGCTTATTGAGCGTCGTCACGAAAACTGATGACTATACCACGCGTATCACTGAACTAAGTACGGATGGTGATCCGGTGTCACTCTTGGAGTATCAACAGGCGTTGGGGATGGTAAGCAAGGTGCTCCGGCAAGCACTACCCGAATGTAAATTGACTCTCTTGGAAGAGCCTAATCAAGTAGGCAAGGTGGTCCTGAGCACCCCTGCAGGGAAGCCCCTCTTGATAGTTCAAAAGTTCGAGAGTATCGAGGCCCAGCATGCCTGAGGAAGTAGAATATGCCTACGAGTATAAGGACCACATGTGGGTCCGCAAGCTGAATGCTGCTTGCCATTGGGAGATCAAGGAACTCTGGATGCATGCGGTCCCGTATGCCGACCTTCGGAAGTTTGGGCGACATGAACTATACCTGGTTCTAAAACCTCAGAAGATTGATGAAACTGGAAGGTGCCATCAATCAACACTTGATGGGGTTGGTATCTACACGGTTAGGGGCCAGCCTGAGCATCACTTCATCACGATCATGAAGGATGGGTCTGAGAGGGTGTTCTGCGAGAACCATCATGTGTCCCTATCGGGTCAGAGGTGTCGCTATTGCGATGGTGATACGTCTCCCCCTATCACAGAGTTCGAAGTCTATGAACGCCACATTATGGCTCCTATAGAAGACCGTGAGATTGACAGGCAGGATATTTGGCCGATATCAACCTTCTGTGGAGTGTCGGACACCATTCAGCGTAAGTTCGAGCAGCTGGTGCGTGATCATCAAAAAGTATGCCACCGTCGTCACTTCGGCGTTGATAACCGGTGGATATTCATGTTTGAGCCAACCCATGCGGTCCCGGTTGCCGCATGGGTCAAGGTCAGCGTAAGGTGTCAACATTGTGGGCTTGAAGTTGTACTATTGAACGAGATCGATGATGACTGCCCCTATGCCAAGCATTCAAGGGCTGACCTCCATCTCTGAACCATGTATATCTCTGAAAAGTACAAGGAATCCATTCGGAGGTACATCAAGGCTGAGGTAGAGCGTGGGACTGGTCCCATAACGTATGAGCTTGGGGACTGGGTCATCTACAATCGGGTTTGGGATGACTTGAAGAATGAGATGTGTCGACGCGCGGGGGTTGTTGGGGCGGTCACAGCCAATATGGTGACGGAGCGTCTACACATGCTGATGATACGTCGAGTGTCGAGGTATGACCGCCCCTGGGTGATCTGAAGGCCTATGTAGGCGTCAACCAGCAAGTGGAGGCGGCTCAACATCATCGAATAGAACCCGTTCAACTTGGCTACTCCAATGCAAGCAAGCTGAATCATTGACAATAAACTCTCCCCACTTGACCCAAACATAGAACCCTGGCTTGAGGTCCTCGTGGTAGTGGTGACCCCCGGCCCGTGTTGTGAACATCTCTTTGGGCCTGACAAATAGGTTGAAGTCAGGGAAGATGAGCATAGTCCCGTCTTTACTCGTGGGGTCAGGGACTTTGTCAACGAGGGGCTCACAAAGTAATTCCCCATTGGAGTATATTCGTACTCTTTGCTTGTTATTGGGCATACAGGCCCCCAGTATACACCTATTTGGAATACCAGGGTCCTGTTCTGTGATACGGTTTGGGCAGTATGGCCAATCTGTCACAGGAAGAAGAGAATTATGCTCGAGACGATGGTTACGAGAGCTTGGCCGAAACCTTCGAGAGCCTTCTTTATGGGGCTTTCGGGAGCCAAGGGCTGATTCCCAATGAAGGGAAGCCAGGGCGTTTGATAAAGGCACGCAACCCCGGTGAGGAGGCGCGGGTCAGAGTATGTGTGGCCAACGGGATGATGGCTCTCATCGCACAGGTGTACTTAGAGAATGGTCAATCGGCAGCCCAAACGATGATGGACTTCTCAACGATACTTCATCACGTGGAGACCGGGTGGTCCGGTCCTGACGATGGGAAGAAACCCACCAACCTGCGCGTCATTCACGGTGAGAAGAAGACATGAAAGAGTCCCTCGTATTCATTGGGTGCTTGGTTTCTGCAGCGTTACTTGGTATAGGTCTAGCTAAGCTCGAGTTGAGACGTCGAAAGAAGTGTGGTGACTGGTCATGAAGTTTGAGATAGCGATCTACCGTAACCTCAAGTACTTGAACCAACCTGGGGAAGAGCCCTGGGTGGCCTCCTGCAGGCCTTTCCCTTGGACTGAGGATAAGCCCATTCGAATATGCGGGCCCACCCCTCGTGAGGCTCAGGATAGGATGAAGCGTATCATTCAGCAGCATCTCGACATGGGATACCCTGAGCTAGTGACCAACAGCGTCGAATTGACTCCAAGTGATCACGCAAAAGATACCTGGAGAGAGCAGTGGGGTCAGAAACAAAACTCGAGTGAGCTGAAGGTACGGGTGGTCGCCTACGAGGGCCTGATCATCATTGAACCCAAGGACCCTGAGAATAATGTGGGCAAGGACTTTGGTTGGATACCGATGGGGCAGACTCGTATCGGGAGTGTCCTCTGTGATACGAAGAAACGTCTAGGTGTCTCTCATCAAGCCTTCGAGTTGATGAGGAAGATCCAGGTTGGGCGGGACTGTATTGGAGATATCGACTGGTTCGCGTGCGACGACGGTACTTATGCCTTCTCGTGGTTCGGGCCGATCTACCGAGTTATCAACTTAGAAACTTCGATAGCAGCCCGTAGCTTCCATATCATTGACAAGCTGCTGGAAACGTGCACACTCATCTCCAACGACGTCCCAGCTGAGGCTGTAGAGTTGATTGATAGACTTGGGCGTTCCGTTGTTACTTGGAAGGATCAAGCGGGTATCAATCTACCTGAGGAGACTCTGGGAACGGAGTTCGGTGGTTGAAAACGGTGTAACTACCAGCCTATGAGTACTGGGGTTATATTTAGGAAGTGGGATGAAGAGGATAGCAGCAGTGAAGAACCCTCGCTGCTATTCGAGGAAGAGGAGGAAGAAGATCCGCCTCCGGTAGTAGCTATGACTCCTTAAAGAGATGTCGCGCACCTCGTATCCCTAGTTGCTCCCTTAGAGGTAGAGGCTAATAAGGTTGGTATATTCAATGTATTTGATGAGGGTGGGTACAAGACTCTACTGCTTTGCACTATGTTTGGCCTTCGTGTGATACAAGGTAGAGGGGATGACGCTATAGATGACTTTGGTCATACTTTTGAGCTGAAGACCATAAACATCAAGTGTAGAAATGGGCTAGTCAAGTCGAGACTGCCTGATGTCTCAGTTTCAGTGAGGGTCTGCTCAGCTCTCATCGAGAGGTATAGGAAGACCACTAGCTGGGTTATTGGAGTCTTCTTTGGTCACACCCCTGTAGAAGTTTGGCAAGTACCATCTGTGGCGCTAGAGCCATTGTACAAGCACTGGTTGACGCTGGTGGATAAAAAGGGTTCTGATGTCAATAACCCAAAGGTTCCGTTTAACATGATCCGAAAAAAGGGAACTCGGGTTTACCGAGCACGAAGATAGCTTCTGCACTCAAGATGGTGTAAGTATTAGCCATGAAGACGGATGAACTGAGTCTAAGGGTTGAAGTTGGTCAGTATTGGGTTGACAGATATACTCTCGAAATTCAAAGGGTGAGCCGGGTAGAAGAGAACAAGGTTCACTTCGAAAGCGGAGCGTTCTTCGTCAGGCCTATCGGAAATAGGTTCACTCTCTTGTGGCATACCACGACAATCTACCGATCTTACTTCAGATATAGCAATGTTGTTCCTGGTCAGGTATGGGTGTCCAATCAAAGTCAGGAGGTGTTCTTCATCCACCCTAGTCAAGAGGGTGTTGATACGGTAACCGGTGTTCGGGTTCTCTCCGACAGCTCTCGGATCAACGGTCCTTGCTCCCTGGTTCAGAACGTGCCCGTGTGATCTCTGAGGTTGGCTCCAAGGCGTCTTGAAGCCAACCTCAACCTGATCAAGCATCGCTAGTTAGAACAGGGGCTGAACATGACCTCTTGCTCAGCAAGGCACTCTTCAGTCCCAATCCAGGGGAAAAATCCCGTGTTGCCTTCAAGGTCTGAGTCTAGGCATACGAAGTTGTTGACTCTCCGGATGCAACTCAAATAAGTGTAGGCGGCTGGGACACAGATGGGGGTAAATGTATCGGCAAAGTTGCAGATACAGGTCTTCAATTCAACTGTGTGTGTCCTACCGCATAGGGTCGGGTAAAGAGGGAGTACTGTAGTGCTGCAATAGTGGCGCCAAAACTCGACTTCGGACGTATCCTTGTTGACATCACAGGTGATCCGATGAGGGTTATGGCAGGTAGGCGCGAGGGTAGTAGTAGCATTCAGTTGGGATTCGGACCCCGCCGTCACATCACTCTGCGGGCTCGACCCGCAGCCAACCGCTAAAAGAAGTCCAAGAGTCAAACCAATAATCGAGATCTTACTGAGAGTCTTCATCATTACTCCTTTGGAACAGGGTTACAACCTTATACATATAAAGTTAGGTAAGTAAAATATTACAGGGTGGATGTGTCAATCCACCAGGTGATCAAAAATGAGACTGTTTTGACGCTGAACTGACCTCGTCTGTGGTAGATCTGACCAATCAGCATCGGGTCAGGCTTGCGTCGAGTACTGGGTAGAATACCGATGGCGTCGAATAGCTTCAGCTTTTGGGCTCGGTCGAGGTCTTCGAGGATCTCAATGCGAGCCAGACTAGCCGGGAAGGTAACCTCTCTGAAGTGGTCCGCATGGCGAACCCTCTTGGGTTTCTCTCCTTCCTCGGTCTCGACCCGGGTGGACATCTTCGGGATTGGGTCCACATATCGACCCTCGCCGGGTGCTAGCATCATGGCCTTTTGCTCGTTGGTGTGGTCTCTAAGAGTAGGCGAGGCCTTCGTAGTACGTATGGCAATGAGTTCGATGGGAAAGTTGGGTACAATGCAATACCCAGCCTCCAGGGCCAACTTGATCTTCTCGTAGTAGCTCACGCTCCCCCGTGCGAGCATGACTCGGTTGGCATAGGTAGTGGTCCGCTGCTTCATCTCCCGGGCCTTGGCGAGCTTGGTCTCAGCTTCGGTGAGTAGATCCCTCTCGGCTTCAATCCTTGCATCAGCCCAAGTGAGGAGCTTCTGCTGGGCTAGGGCCATCTCACTGGAGTTGCGCGCCACTACGACTAGATCCGTGCTCATGGGTAGTGGTAGTTCGACCCCTGTTGCACTCTCAACAACTTCTAGGTCTTCCATGACTTACTTTCCTTTTGCCTCATCCTTGATGTAATCGAGAACCACTCTACGAATACCTTTGAAGGCCTCGTCTTGATTTTTGTCAAGCCAACTCAGGCTTGGAAACTCGATGCAGGTCCCCATGAACTCGCTATCCTCCTCGGACCATGCCACTTGGTAGGTATAGTGATCAGCATTGAGAACAATAGGGTGGCGTGCAAACGGCTTGAGATGATCGAATACATCCCGGTCAACGAAATCGTCATCCTCAGGGTTGGCATGGCCTGAGGTAATCTGGTCTTGGTACCCAGCTTCACGACAGATCCGACAGATCCATTCGAACTTGGGTGGCGCGGGTGGGTTCTGAAACGTTGGTCTACCACTGAATATCTTGGTGTGATTGCAGGGCATTGCCTACTCCGAGCGGGTTTTCATGTTGTCTACAGCTGAGTTCACGCCCTGTATGAAGGCGGTCCCGCTAATCTTGTTGATGAGTGTGACGAATACATCTCTTGGTATGAGCCCTGCTGTCACTGAGGAGAACACGGCATCGGAAACTGCCTCCAACGTGACTCCATCCTCACCAAGGTCATACTGCTCAGCAAGCCGGTACAGGCGCTTCATCTCATCCCATTGACTCACCAGTTGAAATGATTCTCGTTTGAGCTTCTGGTTAGTGATACCGTCGAAGGATCTATTGAATTTCCGAGTGCCCCCCTCAAGCCAACTCACCCGAACAAACTTACCCCCCATGTCACGATAGACAGTACCTTCGGTATCGATTGAGAAGTCAGTCCTATTAGCCGTAGAGTCCATTCCCAGTATTACGCATTGATTGCATGGATCTCAACTACTTTAGTGGGTCATGGGTATTATTATTTGCTTTTACACTCCAAGTGTGCGTAATCTCTCGTCCGATATGGGAAGTTTCAATCAAGTATGCATGCTCTCAGGCCTACCTATCACCTACGAGGACCCGGTACGGGCGCTCCTTGTGTCGGAGCACTATCGGGCTACCTTGGGGAAGGCTACGTGCGACTATTCGTCAAAGTACCTCCCAAGGACGTTCCCCATACGTGGAATCTATAACGATTACGGAAGACTAGATGAGATCAAGGATGACGTGTTCAAGCGCCTCTGGGTCCAGGGGCTGCATACGGACATGTTTGAGCTTAGTGTCGGGAAGAACCCATGTCACGACATCGCGGTGACTCGGGACATGGACTTCGACCAGCTCTGGGAGGCCATCTGGGAAGAGCGGCTCATCGTTCCAGGTCACTGGAGCTACGGGAAAGAGAACCGTACAAGTATACAGTCACCCTCGGTAGCGGAGCCTGAAGACCTTCCCTTTGGGATTAGGAACGTGCGGGTCCAAGTAGCCATAATCCGGGAGGATGTTTGGCAGACGATGATGGCCTACCCGTTTAAGTCCTGGCGGGATGACTTTCCAACCTCTTTAGAATCCCTGAAGACCCTTGTTGCCAGCTACTGGACCGAATGTCAGAGTATGTTGGCATCAGCAACCCCTATCGAAAATCTAACTACGGCTGAGGATCTGTCCTCAGCGTTTATCAGGGGGACGGACATCTACTCAATTCGGAGCACCATCCAAGGCTCTTCAAATCGTCGTAGGCATGACCACTACCTGGCCAGTTGTATCCGGGATGAGTGTGGGCTTGGGTTAGGGTCCCATTGGTTGATGGCGCTCGAAGGCGCAGTCAAGCCTGAAGAGCTACCCGAGTTTCTGTCGGGTGTGTCCGAGATGATCTGGTTCGAGATTGTGAACAACTTCCGGGGTCGGGGTAACCTATGGAAGCCTTCCTACGCGGGTGGTCAAGACCGCCCCTGGAAGACCTGGTTGAGATACCACCAGGATATGATGGGCATACTCGATGGTATCATCAAGAGGGAGACCGAGGAGGGCTACGACGGAGAAGAGTGATGCCAGAAACCCCTGAAGTTCTACGAGCTATTAGAGAGTCGGTCAAGTGCCCAGGAACTACATCATTTCAATGTGACGCAAACGGTAAGCCCTATCTGTGCATCAGCATCAGTAAGGGTGAATCGATGCAGATCCCCACTGACAACTTCACAGTGGACTGCATGCGGGCAGTTATCGAGGCCTTTGAAGTTCAACGTAAGATTATGAGGTAGCTCCAAGCTCGTCTTTGGCTAGTTTGATTAGGTACCTCATCACAAGCCAATCCTCGACACAGTCACCCGAGGACTCATACCACTTGTCATCGTCTTTCATGAACTTCACGAACCCTTCCTTGAAGCTATTAACCTCTTCAGCGGTCAGCCCCTGCTTGGTCAGGTTGAAGTCATTGCACCCGTGGTTACTGAATTCCCTGGCCGCTTCTTCCAATACTTGAGTTAAAACCTTCAGTTGTGCCTTGTCCATTCACTGGTGTACACCAATCATGCACTTTTGCGGAAACCCATTTCATGATCTTCCCTTTTATCTGGTGACAGTGCTACCGTTCATAGGTACAATTATCGCCTGGGTTCGCTCAATGAAGATTCGAGTTCAAGCGGCCCTCAAAGGCAAGTAAGTGTCTTGGTTCGAGTACGGTACCCCAGAGAAAAGGTCCTGGCGCAAGGGCGTTGCCCTACGAGTACGGGATCTACCCCCGGATCTCCTGGCCTACGTCAAAAAGTACAAAGGGCGGTTCCAACAGATCCTCTATGTCTTGGTCGTTGAGATCAAGAACGACGGCCATGTCCTCCTTGAGTATCATTGCGGTAGTCGAATCCTGTCACCAAAACAGACGGTGATCACTCAACATGTCAAAGAGAACCCAGCGTGGATTTGTGAGGGTGACCTTGGTCGCGGGTATGTTGAGGAGAGACCAAAGAGGAAACCTTCCAAGCTCAAAGCGGTCCAGGCTGAGCTTGATGCATTGAAGGCCAAGGTTATCTGCCATCATGGGCACATTAGACCCTGCCATATTTGTGACAACGATGAATGAGGTCCCAAGTGATTGAAGACGAAGTTCAGAGGCTACCTGAGGTCCTCCAAGAGGCTGGACGAGAAGTACTCACCAAACTCGACGAGTACTTCCATGAGCCGGTCCTAGTCAAGCCAGACGAGGAGCGGCCTTGGATGTGGGCCTTTGCAATCCAAACTCGATTGCCGGCGACTGAAGCCGAAGCACTCTTTGATCTGTTCTTCGACGAGTACTGGAACGAGGTAGACGATCCAAAGCGTCTTGAGGGTATTCTTGTGACCTTAGAGTATCCTCATGCCTGACCCATACAATCTCAACAACTCTCCGATCAGGGTCGCGCACGCTGAACTCGAACGCTATGGTGAGGACAGCGCCTATAAGTCAAAGTGTCCTGTGTGCGAGGGTGGTATCCTTCTGGTCACTCGACTCCAATCCGATGGGCTCAAGCTATCTAGGTATGATAGTTGTGTATCCTGCGGTCAAACCTTTTTCTACACGGATGACACGATCAACGGTGAGGAGTTCAGCAAGAGGTGCCCCTTCCCCATGTTCGAGCTAGTGGGTCCTCCCTGCGAGCTCCCAGGGTGCAATGGAGTTCTCGTCAACACTATCGCACTCAAGACCCAGATCTTCTCTAAGAAGTGTAGTGTCTGTCACGCTGAGTTCAACAAGATGCCGGTCAAGGATGCGATGGCTTGGGCTGTTCATACTATCGAACGTGTGTTCAAAGGTGAAGGTACTAACTAACAATGGCTATTCGCAGGTCTCGTGACAAGAAGTTCTTGGGCTTCTTGCTCAAGTCCAGCCCAAACTTGAGTAGGGTTTGGATGAATGAGGATGTAACAGGAGATCCATTCATCTGTATCGCTCATCGGGTTGATCTCTGGGAAATTACTGTGGCCGTGAACAAATACAGGTTCGAAGGGAAAGGCCATACAGAGTCGAAGGCTCGCATCGATTTTGCAAACAACTTCGTGGCGCTTCGTCAGGCCATCGGCTTGGTTGATAGTTGGGCAAGTAGAGAGTGATCTATGGGAACGACTACAGATGCATACTTGGTTTACGGAGTCAGAATCGAAAGTGATTCATTGAACTCAGATGGTGGTTGGCGTGCCGAAGAAGGGACCCCCAAGTGGATGCTCTACAACGTGCATGAGCACGATGGGCTACGTATTCAGGCTCACTGCAGTAGTGAGTTCCCTGAGTTTATTGTCTGCTCAGCTACACCCCGGTATGTGGCCAGCCGAGGGTACCCAGAGAGTATTGACCCAAGACAACTGGTGGTGCCCGAAGGGACGGACGACAAGATCCTGGCCTATTGCAAGAAGCACGGACTCAAGACCGAGGGAAACGTAAGCTGGCTTCTCTGTAGTTATTGGGGTTGATGTAGTCTACTTATCGTGCCACCTAAAGCATGGTCCTTGATGTCCTAGCCTTGAGGGTAGCAGCCCGGTACAAGATAGCTGCCGAAGCCGCCTTGTGGAATGCAGCTGTCAAAGAGGTGAGCGCATTCAACAAGAACTATGCGAAGCTTCAGAAGCTCTCGGCCCCGGTTAAGGACAACGATGTGAAGCTCTTGATGACTTTCTCTAGTGGGCCTCAGGGAGGCCTACCGGGAAGTCATAGTTCTAGTCTTACTCGTTGGGCACAGGTATGTGCTCCGATAGAGTTGAAGGACCAGACTGAAGACTTGCTCGCAAGCCGAGCTACCTTGAGGGATAAATTTGTCCTTGATGTTGCGGACAACAAGGAGCCACTCGATGAACTAGTGAAGCGGGTTGAGGCTCACACAAGTATCGTCCAGTACCTCATGTCCAGTGTCACTACGGCCTCCTTCACGTACCAGGGATTTAAAGTATCAAACCCAGAGCGGATGTCAGATGGTTTCTGTCGTCAGACACTTGAAGGGGTTGATTACTTGAAGGCTCTCTTCAAGAAGCGTGGGGTAGACAAGGCACTGTATGATGGGATAGCAGAGATCAGTCTGGTCCCGGATAACTCCTACCTCAGTAACAAGAAGGCATCTGGTCAGTACTTTGCTACTGCGAGGAAGATATATTTGAGTGGATCTATCGGCGGTGACCGCAAGGGCAGGTTCATCAAGTGGGTGAACGAGGTTTTCCTCCATGAGTTCGGACACTTCGTGCACATGACGTTCATCTCAGGAGAAGCTCGGGCTGACTGGGATGCTGGGTGGTTGGCACAGACCGGCGAAGGTGAGATCCTGAATGTGACTCAGGGTGACCGCCAGAGACTGTTCGGACTACTAAAAGGAAAAGACTTCGACCTGGCAGCCACTTACAAGAAGCTTGACCCCTCAGACAAGGAGCGATTCAGAGTGTGGTTAGGTGACTCGCCTTTGGGTTATGCCATTGCAGTACCTAGTGGTAAGTCAGGGTTCAAACCAACCCGTCGAGGTCAGGACATTCTTGAGAAGATTGAGTTCCCTGATCGCTTGCCTGACTATGGGCCCAGTGGGATGAAGCCCTCTGACGTAGAGTTCGAGAAGAAGAAGATCACTGAAGCTATAGATCGGTTGGGATTGGACAATCCCATAGTGCTCGAAGTACCCAAGGGCAAATCGGAGATGAGTGACTTGGGTATTGTCTCCGATTACGGGGCCACCGATGAGCAAGAGGACTTTGCCGAGACGTTCGTTGCCTTCATGAGCGCTCCCGAGAAGCTGACTCCGACCTCGAAGTTCCGGATGCAGAGAGCCTTATCACTATCAGGGCTCTACGGGAAGCCAGTGATGAAGCTTGCAGAGGACCTCATCGTGGATGCTGTAGCTCACCGGTACCTGCAAGCGTCTGGCCACTCACAGGACTAGAGAGATCCCGTACTTGTGCTTGTTCAGGATACTGATTGCACGAATCTTGTCAGCATTCGGGTAGTGGTCGAATAGAGCGAAACGGGAGAACTTACCACAGAAGAATGCAGAGATATTAGCGTTATCTCCAAGTATGGTTGGTGGTGTACTCGCAAAATCAACTGTGTTCGGGGTAAACGCAGCGTGAGTTGAGTTACCGTTATACCTGGATTGCCACGAGTTTGTTTTGCTCATGACCTGGTATTCAAAGGGTTGGGCAGAAGATCCACTGGTGAGGTATCCTGTATTTCTGAAGGCTGTATTGCCAAAGCCATCATAGATCCCAGGCCCACCATAGTCAGTGCTAATTGGAACAAATGAGCAGTTACCCTGGGCGCCACCTAGTCCCTTCTCTTCTCGTGGGCTTAGGTTCGATTCTACGCTGCTCATATCTAGTATTACGCATGAGGAGGTCAGACCTCAACAAGTCTCACGTAATATGTGGGTTTAGGTATCAGTGCAACAGTCAGTGCGAAGATAACCACTACTGCTGTCCATGGTAAACACTCAAGTCATCACAACGGGAAATCTAAAGTAGGTCTAGATCACCCTATAGGAGTAGGTTGAGGTATCAAGAGCTATACCTACTACAGAGAAACCGACTCCAGCTGATATAGTGACGATCGGGGGTGCCCCTGGTGTCCCACCTCGGGTTAATGGAGTTACGACAACAAAGTTTGATGCAGTGATCCCAGTGAAGGCTACGGCAACTGGAGTTGCGCCGTTGAGCACGAAGGTGCCTTGTTGTGCATTTGCACTCGGTAATGCGAGGTTTGCAGTCATCACTCGATTGCCAGTACCTGTAGTGCTGACTGCTACGAACAGACCGTTACCGAATACCACTGAACCCCAGTTATTATCAGCAGCACTTGTCCTAATGGTCCAATTGATCCCATCAGGTGAGGTCATCACTCGATTGCCAACTCCGTCAATACTTGTAGCAACGAACAACCCATTCCCGTGTGTCACACTACGCCAGCTATTATCAGCAGCACTAGTGCGAATTACCCAAGAGCTTAGTACATTAGTGTAGTTTACGTCACTGTCACGTTCGGTGATTGGGTTAACCCATTGAGCAGCTGTTCCACTGGTAGCTGTGAGGACTTGACCAGCAGTCGGGGCCGCAGCGGCCGAGACTGCTACCACTGTTGAAGAGGTTCTGATCCCAGAAGCCGTACGGTCGTCAGATAGACGAGGATCACTGGTCTGAACAGTGTTCTGAGGGATCTCGGCTTCGATCTCTGTTCGCAACTCATCAAGACCACCTGCGGTCAATACAGCCACCACTGATGCTCCAGCAGAATGAGTTGTTGGGGTCGTCCCTTCTATACCCCTAGTGACGGTCCAGGTAGCTCCTGAGACTCCAGTAACCAACATGAGCTCTTGACCAACCCCAATCCTGAATTCAGGCTGAGTTGGAAATCGAGTCGTGCTCTGAACCGTGATGCTTAGATCATCAGCTTCAATCGAGGCGGCCAGGCTAGTTGAGCCACGAGTAACGAATCTCTCCGTAGTCATGCTGAAGGAGCTTCATAAGAGCTTCCTCAACATGAACATTCATTTGGTCACAACGGGAAGTCGAGGGGTTGATCAAGAGCCCCATTAGTAAGAGTTTCTTCGGGACCCGGTGTGGGCGGCTGGATTTCGTCCACCGTATCACAGGTTTGAGCCCAGACGATTGAACCATTGAAGGCTAGGTAGTTGGGGATAACCTGACTACCCAATACCAAGAAGTTCGGTTGGAACAATCCCGGGTCAACTCCAGGCTCAACCGCCCAAGGCTCCGGATTACGATCCCCTACTTGAAGTATGGCGGTTGAATTCTGATGGATAGGCACATCCAAGTTGTATGAGAATCGAACCTTGATCTGAGTACCTTGAGAGTTGGCTGACCCACTTGGAAGCCCAACCCCTAGGATGGTGCCAACCCCATCGATAGATAGGTAGGCCATTGGACGGTTGGAGTCATCCAGCGCGATACCAACGAACTTCGTCGGATTTGGCCATTGATCAACGAAGAATGCTACCGAGCGATTTGCTCCAGGAGCTCCAAGAACAAGGAGTACCTCTATCGTACCTTTGTCCGTCACACCCAGTTGTTGGATTGAGTAAGAACCAGGGTCCCCAGTGACAAGCAAACCAGGCCCCTTCAGAGGTTGGACCACGTTGAAGTGTAGTGAAGGCGAGTAGTCGACTACGCCTATTAGGCCCGTTGGGTAGTAAATCTTGAGTTCAGTCATTAGATCACCCTGTCCGAGGTCAGGTCCTGGGTCATGAACCGCTCCGTCGTCATACTGAATAGAAGCGCATAAGAGCTTCCTCGTGAGGTTGATGGGCCGCACCAATCGGGTTTTATTTGTTAGTTGTTGTGCGGGTAGCCGCTATTATGCTAATCTCAACCGGATTACGATGCATTTAGACAACCAGCAAAGAATACGGTACGAGCGGCACATCATGCTCCCCGAGGTAGGAGAGGCTGGTCAAGTACGTTTACTGAAAAGCAAGGTGCTCCTCGTTGGCGCGGGAGGGCTTGGTTCACCCATTGCGCTCTACTTGGCGGCCGCTGGCGTCGGTACTCTGGGCGTCGTGGACAACGACTCAGTGAGCCTGTCGAACCTCCAGAGACAGGTTATCCACACTCAAGTAGGCAAGCTCAAGGTCCCTAGCGTCACAGAAGCAATCCAGAGACTGACCCCGGACGTTTCGACCATCGAGTACCTAGGGCGGATGACTGCAGCCAATGCAGATCAATACTTCAATGTGAACTACGATCTCGTCATCGATGCTTGTGATAATCTAGCCACACGGTATATAATCAACGAGAACTGTGTGAAGCGTAAGATCCCTTGGATACATGGGGCGGTCTCGCGATACGAGGGTCAAGTGACCACGTTCACGTTCGGAACGGCTTGTTATCGATGCTTGTACCCAGATTTAGACATCCTCTTCGGGGGCGGTCGTCCACCTCGTTCTGGTGGCGTGCTCGGAGTTGTCCCGGGGATGATTGGCATGATACAAGCAACAGAAGCACTCAAGCTACTTCTCAAAATAGGGGACTCTCTATCGGGCCGGATGATTATCTTCGACGCCCTGAGTATGCGGTTCCAAGAGATGAAGCTCCGCCCCAGGTCAACAAGTTGTCCCGCCTGCAATGGAATTTGAATGTCAACTGCTGAAGATATTGCACCCCTCATAGCTAGTAACCTCAATGTTCAGAAGGCGATGAGAAGGTATGCTACGATTCGAATAGACCTAGATGACTTCGATGGGGATCGACGAGGGATAGCTGAGGCTTTGGATGAGGCGGAGATCGCCCTTGTCACTGAGATCCTCTTGTGTCGACTTGATGCTGAGCACCGAGTATCACAACCTATTCCGAAGTTGAGCTTCACTAAGAAGGGAATACTGAAAGGATTTACCTGCTGTAAGAACGTTGCCCAAGGGCAGGAACCGTTCAAAGCTTGTGGTAAAAAAGTCACTAACCTGTATGCTCACAACGGGCACGTCAATGAGGGACTCTGCGGATACTGCAAGGATCACAACTACGTCTGTGGGGTTCTACTATGGAGCCAACCTAAAGAGGATGTATGAAGACTGATGTCATCCCACTTCGATGGGTCGAGGACACTGAGAAATGGGCCAAGCTAGTCTTCGGAGGTGGGATCACCAAGAGAGAGCTGACCTACCTGGGCGCTACGATCCATGCTGACTTCGAGTTGAGCTACGAGAGTCTAGCCCCATACGTGACCAAGGTACTTGACCTGGCAGCTCCGTTGGAGGGGGCTGGACTAACCATCAAGCTGATTGAGATCAAAGGTGGAGAGGTAAAGGTCTGGTAGACTCAACCCTTCATGAAGTTGGCGGGGCTGTCTTTTCGGACCTTGTGTTTGATCTCGTCTCTGACCTTGCGCTCTTCAGCGGGTGGTGGCGGGTCATCAATGGGCGTTGCTGGAGCTCCACAGTTCCTGCAGACACCCCCCTTCACTCGGAGGGGCGCATGGCAGTAGAAGCACTTGTCACGTCCCATTCCAGCCTGGAGGGCTCTGGAGGCTACTCGCTTGATGATGTCCAACCTACTGATCATACTCCACCACCCATACAGTTTGGTATAAGTTTCTTATTTTATCGCACCGCTCGACCCCTCGCGGGATAACTCGCTATTCAATGAACCACTTGAGGCAGCCGCGACGTCTAAGTCGTCCAAGCTTTCTTGTACGTGCTCCAACCCCCATACACAATGAACCACTGAGCCACACCTTCCGTGGGATTTGTAGATCAAGTCGAGATTGCTCCAATCCCCCATACACAATAAACCACTGAGGTATCAACCTCCCGATTAGGGGTTGAGGGAAAATCTACATCTAGCTCCAATCCCCCATACACTCAAAGAACCACTGAGGCCAATCACCGCTATTCTGAAGCGCTCCGCCATACGTGCTCCAACCCCCATACACAATGAACCACTGAGGCCAAAAAAACCTCATTGCGCTTTCTTGAAGCACTTATTGCTCCAATCCCCATACACTCAAAGAACCACTGAGGCGTACTTCTAGCCGCGAGGTCAGGAGAGCTACTCTCGCTCCAATCCCCATACACAATAAACCACTGAGGCGCTGTCGCCAAAGGAAAAGTCCAAGAAGCCGCCAACCTCCAATCCCCATACACTCAATGAACCACTGAGTCTGCGAAAACTGGCAGTCCGATGGCCAGTCACTAGAGGCTCCAATCCCCATACACTCAAAGAACCACTGAGGCCCTCGCGCCAGGGCTGACATTGCATTCCGTCACATTCCTCCAATCCCCATACACAATGAACCACTGAGGCACAATCGTCACGTCGTGATGGCGACCTGATCAGAGACTCCAATCCCCATACACTCAAAGAACCACTGAGGCCGAGTACTTGGCGCGGATGACCCACGCAAGACGAGTACCTCCAACCCCCATACACTCAAAGAACCACTGAGGCCCGACATCGGCAATCCCGACAAGGCATCCGTCCTCAAGCTCCAATCCCCATACACTCAAAGAACCACTGAGGCCGTCCATCATCTCAGGAAGAAGCGCTCGGGAGCACAGTCTCCAATCCCCATACACTCAAAGAACCACTGAGGCCCAACCACAAGGGTCCCCATGCGAGACCTCCGACGAATGCTCCAATCCCCATACACTCAAAGAACCACTGAGGCCTGCTTCTTTGTCTTCCTGTTCGTAGGAATCCTCGGCTGCTCCAATCCCCATACACTCAAAGAACCACTGAGGCTTCCAGAGGTTCCGCCGAATATAGCGAGAGCCTCATGGCTCCAATCCCCATACACTCAAAGAACCACTGAGGCCCCATCTAGGCAGTTACACCGCCGGCACTCGGTTCCTGAGCTCCAATCCCCATACACTCAATGAACCACTGAGGCTACCGATCACAATTCTACGTAGTCTATACCAGAGAATGGCTCCAATCCCCATACACTCAATGAACCACTGAGGCGCAAGCGATTGAAGATAAGCCACCAACAGGTGTTGGCTCCAATCCCCATACACTCAATGAACCACTGAGGCCGCAGTCATAAACAACCCGCCAGGTACGATTGGACTTGAACCGCTCCAATCCCCATACACTCAATGAACCACTGAGGCCCTCAGTATGAGATCCTCAGTAGTTCTATACACTTACAATACTACATGCGAGAGGGTCTGCATAACCGTCTCAGCATGAGTCCTACCTGACTCCCGGTAGATCAGTGAACCGTATAGGTGATACAAACCACCTGGTTACTTCTGACTACATGGGAATCAGATGCAAGATTTTCAGAGAACAGTCTCTCTAGTGGAAGAGAGTGCAATGCGAGCGGGTACAAGGTCTAGTATATCACCGAACCGCTCGCAAGATAAGTTACTAGGCAGCTTTCGAATCATTCTTCCTAGAACCACCTCGTCTAGCCGACCTAAACCCATCAACCAGAATTTGGAGCTTCCGGTTCTTATCCCCAGAGATTTCGAGCTTACTCTTCAAGGACGCAATCCTCTTCTTAAGCTTCTTGATGGTCTCGTTCGCTTGGACTAGTTCTTCCTTGGCCGTGGTTCTGGAATCCATCCTTACTCTCTTTGTCATTGATCCCGGGTTGGCTTCCCCAACTTCAGCTATCAGACGGATAACCTCCAACCTCAACAAGAAGGACTTCTTGTTGGTAGTCATGTACTCAACTACCTTGTCGAAACCTTTTGTGTGGAACTTCGTCTGAAGCTTCTTTGTGACAAGAACCGCCGCGCTCAGACCAATCTTCTTCAGCACGTTCAATGGGGTTCGTGCAAGGGCTACCTTGCAATCCCCATATCGTGTTGGGTCATAGATGTCACGTTTCCGGAGGAAGGTTGCAAAACTCCACTTAGTGCTATCCGACTCATTCCGCCAAATGGAATCCTCGATCTCCAACTGGTAGAGATAGAGTACAATACGCTCCTCATTGACCTCAGCAGCTACCTTTAGGCGAGTTAGCTCCTTTAGGACTATAGCCCAACTCTCCCCCTCCACCAGCTCTGGAGCTTTGCTGTCACGGATGAGATTCTTGAGACGTACCTCTTCTAGTTGCGTTTGCATCTTTAGTGGTCTTTCTGGTAGGTGCTTGGACTTCAATTGAAGGTGCTTCCGATTCGGAAGTTTCCAGATTAGTTGTTTGATTCTTACGGGCTCTGCTGTCTCGGATCACCTTCCGGAAGCTCTCACTCACCGCATCGTAGTCATACACCTTGCTCGGCGTTCCAGCTCTGAAGGTGGCCCAAGCGGTCAAGAAGTCTTTGGGGATCTCTTGCTTACACTCGTCGTTGTTGCAAATGTAGTTGCTGGATATCTTGTCAAACTCCATCTTCCCTTTCAGGCACGATGGGCATAGAGAAGTTCCAACCTTGAGTACTCGGTAGTTGATCCCCGCCTTGGTCAAGGCCCAGATAATCTTCTCACGAAGTAGTGCACTCGGGAACCGCCTCAGGATCTTCTCAATGCGCTTGTCCGGGTGATGCGCGAGGTGGGTGCTCCAATCATTGAGCAACACTTCAGCATAGGGCTCTCGAGTCTGAACCCAACCTTCGTGAGTCAAGGTCATCCCGCTCGCCAGTCTAGCGACTAAGGAACCTTGTTGCTCACAATAGCTCTTGGTGAACAAAGCTTCCTTCTCTGAGACCTCCGTTTTGATCCTCAAGAATCGATTTCGACCGTGACCCCGAGCTCCACGTCCTTGATGATTCAGGTGTTGAGCCATGCTACTCCGTTTGGCGTCGAAAGCCAACTTGGTCTGGAGAAGGCTGTCTTGGACCAGATCGTAGGTGAACACCTCGTTTGGATCTTTCCCTAACGCCTTGAACTGTTTCAATGACTTGGCTGTGGGCTTATGAGGTGTCCGCCGACCTTCGAATTGAAGCCGATGAGCAAAGTAAGACTTGCTGTCGTCTACCCTACCAACACCGCGACCATTACTAGCCCACAGGCGTAGGATTGAATCCAGACCAGGGCAGACTACGAGAGTGTCCACGCCTTCTTTTGTGCTTGGTCTTGGGTAGGAGTAGGACACCTTAAGTTGGAACCGATAACGGTCATCATCCCATACCAGGCGAGCACCCCCTATCGTGTACTCACTTCCCGGCTTCAGGATCTTGTGAAGGGTTGACCATTGAGAGTTGCCTCTTGCAACAGCTTTTCCTGTCAAGTGGGGTGACCGGCCATTGACAGCTGCTCGTAGAGTAAGGATTACATCGAGATCGCGTCCGCATAGCACTAAGTCAAAGCACTCTCGAGGTAATGGGAGGCTCTTAGCCTTGAACCAAGGTGGAGATTGTTCAGCCTCTTTCTTAAGCCAGGTCCTCATCTTATCTGAGGCTTGTTTAGAAGCAAAAGCGGTCAAGCTCCCCGAAAGAGGGTTGTCACTTAACTTGTTACGAGTAGCACCCTCTTTCGCCTTCTTGCCCTTCGAGGTCTTGAGTTGGACGCGCTCTACCGTAGCGCCGATAGCTTCAGCCAAAACTGGGTATGGCTCTCTACCTTCCTCTTTGAGGAGTGATCTGACTACAGCTCGTTGCCCTTTAGTGACCAACTGGATCACCTCGAATAGTTCTGGGTAGTGATCTACCGGCTCCTCCTTGGGCTTGGCTTCATCTTGAGTAGCTGTCTCTTCTGCTCCCTTCTTAGGCTTCTTTTTCTTGTGCTTCTTCACCCACTTCTGGTGGGCTACTTGCTGACCTTCAGCGGCTTCGCCCTCTGTTTTAGCATGCCAGCTCCAAGGTTCGAGTTCGAGTGTCACTGATCCTGGGATACGGAAACAACACTCAATAGCGTCTTGTGATCGCTCATCCATCCATTCAGAGCGAGGGCGACCAATGAGCTTGTTCCCATCCTTGACCTGCCACCCCTTAGAGGTCTTGTTGACATAAGGCTTTTCAACCCCTCGATTCCTGAGTTCCTCAACTAACCATAGTGAAGTGGCGGCTACAACGGGGTCTACTTCAGCTTTTGGCTTTGTACTAGGCATACACATCTCTCATGCTGGTGTAGGGAGCCTTCGAGCCGTAGTCCGATGGCAATTGACTTGTTGAGAACATGCCATTTTGACCAACTCCAACTCCACAACCCCTACATTCAGTGGATCAAAGCAGAAAACTGGACCAGATTGTGAGAATGTATGGGGTCTGACCACTCTGGGTCAGACTTAGCTGAGTGCATGATAGCCTCGCCTTAAGGGCTATGGAGGTGCCCTAATAACACACTATCTGGTCCAGTTTTCTGCTTTGTTCCGTGATTCACAGACTATCTCACGAGTTGCCTGGACTTGCAACAGAAAATGACACAGGCCTGCTAATTTATCATTAGCAGGCCTGTGTCGAAGGTCAGGACTACCACCGGACATCGGCAGGGAGTCGCTCATAAGCCCGTTGGCAATCATCCTCGTACTTCATCGCAGTAGAGATTTTGCCTTCTAGCCGGAGGCCGATGGCAATTGACTTGTTGAGGGCGTAGCAGGCCAAGACTTCAACGATCTTATGAGCATCCGACCGATTCCCTACGATCTCAGAAGCCTTATTCCTAGTGGTGACATGCCACTTGGACCAGAAGGACCGTAGTTCGTCTTGGTTCATCGAGTCGAAGTTCGGAATCTCCATGCCACCTATTACGCCCCAACTCGGAGGATCTCAACCAACTTGTTACGAATGATCTTTCGGTGTAAAGTCCACGCATGGGAAATCTTGAAACCGTCACCCCAGCAACTCTGGATGCCCACTTGAGCGTTCTCGTGGATTCAGAGCCTGATCTTGGGACCATCTCGCACTTGAATCACGAGGGCGACACCACGTACACCTGGGACAGGAAGAACAAGGCTGAGTGTGAAGCGGCCCAGGCCCACTTTGAGGCTCTGAAGGCCAAGGGGTTCCTCGTATTCAAGGTCAATCGTCTTGGCGGTAAGCAGAAGAAGCCGACAACGGGTGAATTTGATCCTAAGGCTGGCAAGTACATCTACACGGCCCCCGAGGATGCCCCGGAGATGGCTACTGAGTTTGACCCTCAGGCCAATTATGTAGCAACCCCAGCGATGCAGGGCGGATGATGCTATAGTGGTGAGGTAATCATGAAGATCAGGTTCAGAACAGCCAATAATCGAAGAACCTTTCACATCCAGGATGGTGGACGAGTATTCCTACCTCAATGGCGCATGCGCCAGATCCGGTGGGAAGAGGCGATGCTAAACTCGATTGCCAAGCGTGAGAATCTCATTGGTACGCTTCATCACGGGTTCTGTGGTTGTGGATCTATTGGCTGCCAGGGGACCCCATACATCCCCCAGAACGCTGATGCTCGACCTGAAGGGTGCACTGAGGAGCCAGTGGTCAAGAATCCCCCCAAGGTTGACCCGGAACGAGAGTGTCCTCACTTCGCATCGAGGTGAGCCATTCATCTCCACATCCATTATCTTGAACCTGGAGAGATGCCTCTCTATGAGTTCGGAGTAACACGCTCGTATCAGTGGTATGGGGCTGCCGTCGGGCAGTATGGTGGCCACTGGGAAGTCAGGGGAAGTATCCAGAGGGAGCGCAAGACTCTCCTCAGTCTAGAGGTTGACGAGCCTCTCACTCTGTTCGTTGATGAGCTGACGAACCGCCTTCGAGAGTTGGAGTTGGTTGACCTCGACATCGGACCTATTGGCGAGGACGGTATTCCAACCCTCGATTGCGTTCGTAGAGGGCAGGGTCCTTTTGATGTTGATGGGACTCTCTTACTTGCTATTCGTTCTGTGTGCTCTATCGATGGGGTTACTGACTGGGATAACTATAATGGGGGTCGATTCGCTGACAGACACCAAGGCGTCATCCTCACAGGTGGGCTGGCATTCATCGAGGGGATCAAGGTTGGTACTGACCTCGAAGGGCAGGACCCAACCCGCGTGATCGAACAGACGTGTCTTATGCTGGCCGGAAAAGACTTCGACCGTAACACACCTAATCTC